TCAACCCAGCAGCAGTAACACCACCACTGTAGAAAGCACCTACTGTAAAACCTAAGTTCTTGATAAACTTATCACCTAAGAAGTTAGCAGTGAAGATATTTTCATACCAAGGTTGTTCTTGTTCTGCTCTTGTATAGTAGTTAGGTAATGCTTGCTCAGACCATTCATTAACAGACTGCATAGCTTTAGAGAAGTCATTATCCCAAAGACCAGACCATCTACCTTCACCTATTGCAGTGCCAGCTCCAAATATCAAACCTACAGTACCATCAAGGAAAGTAGTACCTGCAAGTATAGCACCCTTAGCAAGACCTGCTCCTATCTGTGCATACCAAGGTTGGTTATTAGCTCTTATATCTCCTAACTCTTGAAACTGTGCCTCAGTTGCAGTGGGTTCATCAAATATGCTCTCACCCCAAGGTGTAGCAGTTCCTTCTAATGAAGTTGCAACCATCTGCTCACCATGTGCCCTTGCATCATACAGTGAAGTAGGAGCAGTATTTGCTCCTACATTCATACTGAATGACTGAAACTCAGGACTAAGGTTAGTGTATGGCTCTTGATTTGCTTCTTGCAAATCTCTGAAAGTCATTGGACCACTCTTAGTAATATCTATATCCTTTACTTTAGTTTCTTTTGCCATATCTTAATATCCATAAGGATTAAACTCTTGTTCTTTTGTCTTATTCTGTACTCCTAATTGAGAGTGGAATAAGTAGGCTTGCTGTATAGCCTGTGCATATTGCTGTTGTGCATAAGTAATTTCATCTGGAGTAGCCTGATGTACATTTCCTCTTGCATCAGTATATTGTCCTGTATTAACTACTTGCTGCCATTGATTTGCAGCAGCCATTGCCCTATCTCTATTCTGTTCATTAGTTGTATTGATACCAGCAGGCATTCTGAATCTTCTCACATTGCCCTTGTCATCTTGTATCATTACAGTAGTACCATAAGGACTAAATCTTGTAGCAGTTACCTTGTACTTATCACTCTTCAAGTCTTCTATAGTGATTTCCTCACCTGTATCCTTGAATTGCTTGGACTTGCTATCATAATCAACCTCCTTGAGACTTAATCCTCTACCAGCAGTCATAATAGCATCCTTCATATCACCTTGCTGAGTACCTGCAATAGGATAGTCATATTCAGTAACCCTTGTAGCATCATATCTTGCAGTTCTTGCTGCTGGAGAGTCATCAGCATATTTACCCCATAATCTTCCAACATTTACTCTTTGATTAGGACCAAAACTATCAGAACTTACAGCACCTCTACCCCCTAATCTATCAATAAATCTCTTGAAGTCAGAATCAACAAATTGACCCTGAGTTATTGGAATACCTGTTGATGGAGATACTGTCCCTGGAATATATTTCTTACTGTTGTAAGCTTTCCATCCCTCTTGATTCATCTTCCACTGACCATTCTCCTTGTAGAAGTACTTAGAGTATTTCTTCATATCATCATTGTACTTCTTCTCTTCCTTGCTTAGTTCTCTGCTACTATAGATGTTCAGAGGATTGATGGCTAAGTTATTAAGCCTTGCTTGTCTCTGCTCTTCTGCTTTTCTTGCAGCAGCTCTTTGCTCTGCCCTCTTCTGCATAGCTTCCTGTTCAGCCATTTTAGCTCTCCAATTATCAAGAGTCTGATATTGAGTTTCACCAACTGCACTCCATAGACCTTGCTTAGCATAGTCAATAGCCCTTGCAATAGTAGCTTGGTCTCCCCAGTTCCTAACTCCACTTGAGTTAATAGCATCTTCAACAATTCTTGTAAGTTGAGGAGCAGCATTAGGATTATCCTGTATAGCCTGTAATACTGCCTGAGAACTGAAGCCCTTTTGCATCATAGTTTCATAATATGAATTACCTAAGATGCTTCTCCATTTCCTTGGCTTCTCTTGCATTTCCTTAGCTAATGCAGATGCAGCACTTGCAGCCTGTGCAGTAATTAGCTTACCTGAATATGATTCATAGGCTAATTGAGGATTCCTTATATAGTCATCAAGACTTGTAGTAGAAGCTCTTCTACTTAACATCAATGTTGGGTCTTGAAGAAGTGCTTTTTGTTGTTCTTCTGCTTGTTTCTGTCTTGCTGTATAGGCTTGTTCAATAGGAGTTATCTCCTTGCTATATCTTGCTCTCATATTGAGCATATCCCTTCTACTTGCAGCATTAAGTCCTTCTCTTGCTAATTGACCTGCTTGTTCCTCAAGGTCATTTGCATAGGTCTTGTACATCTTGTAAGCATAAGGGTCAGTCTGCTCATTAGCCATTTCTTCCCATACACTTGCCTTAGTAGCAAGCTCTCCATACTGGTTCTCCAACTCTTGATGAGCCTGAGTAGCCATTAAAACAGGTTGAAGCATTTCAGAGTAGGAGAAAGGCTTAAATTGGGAACCTATTACTAAAGAATAATTAGCCATGTATCACCTCCTTTTCTTCATATTTCCATATAAATCCGTAAGCTGTCTTTCTCCTTCCTTTACAACAAGAGACTATATGTGAAGTATCCTTATCTATATTTTTAGCAGCATCTGTAATGCTATTAAATCTATTTAGTAGATTATTATTTAAGTCGTACTGTAAGACTGGTACATATTTAGAAAAAGCATTAGCCAATTGATATTTTCTTATTTTGATTTTAGCCTCTTCTAACATTTTCTTTCCCTTGTTACCTTTTCCTATTTTTTCTCTGGTTTCTTTTGAAACTTCTCTGTTTTTGATGCAAGAGATAGTATGTTCTATCTGAGCCTTTCCTTTAGCACTTTCAAAGAATTTCTTCAATGATTCAGACAACTTCTTCTTGGAAGATTCTAACCAGTGGAATCCACCTGTACCTTCTCCCCCAATTGTGCTATTATAACCATTTCTGTAGGAATCATATTGTTCTATATATGACTTTTCTGCATTTGATAGAGTAGTATTTAGGACTGCTCTATCTTCTGCTTCCACTTCAAATATAATTTCTTCTTTGAAGTTATCTATTCCATACTTTTTAATAGCATTGGCTAAGTGATGAGAATATTTAGAAGTTATTTTAGAATGCTGTGCCATTCTCCTATTAATATCAATAGTCTTGCCTATATATACCTTACCAGTAATGGTACAAGTTAGCTTGTATATATATCCTTTCATTTTCTTTTTGATTTAATAGTTAAATACCCTCCTTTTGCTTTCTTATCTTCTTTCTTCTTTCCCTTATAGGAAGTTCCAGCTCCTCCTGTTGAGATTGCATAATACAAAGCTGGGTTCTCATTAATCCAAGCTTTCATTACTTCTTCTCTACCAATATCTCCAAGAGAATTAAAGAAGTTAGTAAGGTTAGCACTCATACTTGCACCTCTTCTTGCATCAACAGCATCTCTTACTGCCATAGCCTGTGCAACACCACTTAGTCTTGAACTTCTTGCCTTTAATGCAGCTTCTTGATTTGCCATTGCAGCCTTGAGTCCCATCTCAGCATTAGCCATGTTAGTACCTCTATTAAAGGTTTCAACAGCCTGCCTTTGTGCTAAGTTATACTCTTCAGCCTGTCTTGCAAGGTCTCCTAATCTACCTTGAGCATTATAGTCTGCTGCAAGTAAGGCTGCATTTCTTGAAGGACTTGTGGTATTCATAATAGCCCTTCTTGTAGCACCTGCTTGTGCATTAAGCTTATTCAAATAGAAGTTTCTGTCAAAAGGTCTATATTGTAAATAGTTACCTATTGGAGTATATCCTACTGGAGTATAATTACCTGCTTGATTAGCTGCTTCAAGTATTGCATCAGCACTTGTATAATCTGGTTTACTGAATAAATTCTGACCTAATCCTATTGCAGCACCTACTACAGGAGCATATCTTAGCCAAGTCAGCTTGCTATTATTATTCCCTTTATCACCCTCATCAGCACCTGCCATAGATTCATTCCATAAATCTTCTGCATTGATAGGCTCTAATAGAGTACCATAGTCTTGCCAATCTCCATAATCTACACCATCTAAGAAGTTAGGTGTATCACCAAGACCATCAAATAATGTACCCATTCTACCACCATGAGCATATTGTACTCCTTCTTGACCTACTTGATTCTGTTGCCTTACAGTCTCTTGGGCTTGCTGTAGTCTGGACATAGAACTTAGAAGTCCTCTCTTGCTTATTGGGTCATTAGGTCTCTCCTTAGACTCCTCTCCCAGCTTCTCTGCTATTGCAGCAAATGAGTAGCCATCATAAGACTTTGGAAGATTGAAACTCTCTAATAGACCACCATCAGCAAACATTCTGTTACTAAATACATAGTCATTGAAGATTACCTCTCCTTGCTCTACAAGGTTAGGAGTTCCTTCTGCATCCATTCCCATAGGTACACCTTCCATTGGATTCTCCTCATGGGTTCCACCATTACCAATTATTCTAAGACCATTATCCCACTCAGCACCATGAGTAAGTAAATCTCCTCCAAAGGCATGATGCCACTTCCTTGCATTAGCAGCAAAAGTAGCTCTCTTTCTTACAGCAGGGTCACTGCTTCTTTTACCCCTTGCAATACACTCTGAAGTAACTTTACCTCCACAATACTTGGTGAATTTACCTCTATTCTCAGGCTTGATATGTATCTCACCTCCTTTAGCAAAAGTATTCAATTCTGATGATTCAAATGAGTTAGGTAATGAAGTCAGCTTACCTTTATTTGCAGCATTAAGAGCCTTAATACCTAAGTTCTCTTTAGCTAACTCATAGCCTATTGCTCCACTTCCATATCCTCCCCATATACCAAGAGGACCACCAAAGGCAGCAAAGCTTGCTATAGCATTAAGGTCAGACTGAGTATCTGCTGCATCTGCTGCATTCTCATAAGAAGTCAATGCTCTATTTCTTGCAATATCCTGTTGCTTCTTTAGTTCCTTATATTTGTTTTTAGCCTTATTGCTAAACCAACCATCTTTACCAATGTCTGATTTAGTAAAGTCTTTGCCAAAGTCCTGATTAGCCCACTGGTCCATAACTGAATCAGCACTACTGCTATCTACCATAACAGTATTTATAGCTTTGTTGCTTCCTTCAACTTCAGCAATCTTCTCCTTATTTAACTTGGAGCCAAACATCCTATTTGTAAGACCTCCAATAATACCTGAACCAGCAGATATAATGCCTCCAAGTACAGGATTAACTGCACTTACTGCACTACCTATAGTACCTCCAATATTACTAATTGCACTACCTGCACCTGACTCAAGTCCCTCTCCAATAGCACCACCTGCAATATTACCTACTGCACTACCTATGCCACCTGCCAAGCCTCCCTTTAGCATTCCAGCAACATTGCCTCCACTAAAAGTACTCTTTAAGTCAAATGCTCCTGTGCCACCCATAGCAGCCTTGAAATCACCACCCCAAGCATAGTAATGAGGGTTGTATGTAAATGGTCTGTTAGACTTTCTTATAACTTTTCTTTTAGCCATATCATACTAATTTGTTTGCAAAGATAAACAAAGTATTTGAATTATACAAGGATATTATCCAAAAAGTAAAGGGAAGATAAGTAATAAACTTACCTTCCCCTATTATTACTCAAAGTAATGTACAATCATATCATGCAATATAGTCTTATTTACATTTTCTCCTTCCATAGATAACTTGATATATAACCAAGGATTTCTCATTCTATCTCTACCATTTGCCTTAGCCCTTGGTATATTAGCTCTCCAAATTCTAAACTTCTTCTTTAAGTTAGAAGGTCTTCCTAAGATATTATTTAGAGTAGAAGTACCCTGTTGATATTCATTCCATACAGTTAGAGTATCAAATGTTGTATTGAGCAGATTACCATTCTTGCCCCAGCTATCTGACCTGAACTCAAGGTTATTGAATATCTTGTCTACAGGCATATCTGGGTTAGCTATTATAGTAGTATAGAATGGCTGATATACTCCAAAGAATATGTTATAGTCTCCTTCATTATGCAACCAAGGTCTATACAATGTACCTGTACCTTCAACATTAAGAGCAATTCCTCTATCTTCAAGATTAGTAAAGTAAGGCATCTTCTCATAACTATAGAATGAGCTGAACTGACCTAATGGCTCAGAGAATGCTAAACACTCATCCTTGCTAATAAAGAATACATCACCATTAACCTTGTCATAGTAGGTAACAAATCCATCAAAGTCTACTGGGTTCCATATATCTATACTATCAGAGGCTCTGTTAATCCAAGAGTGGAAACCTAATCTATCTGATAGATTATCCAACTGACCATTAAATAAGAATATACCTTTTGTGATGTCATCTATAAAGTAAATACCATTAGATGTTTCACACATGGACCATTTATTAGTACATCCTATTCTATCAGAGATATATCTCTTACCATTAACCTTTCCACTGTTTGCAATCTCAATAGGGACTCCATCAGTAGAAGAAATCTGCATATTCTCATTATATAGGATTTGGCTAATACCTCTATCTTGGAAAGCAAGTATATTGTTATTAAACCTTCTCAGTGCCCTTACATTTCCCTTATCCCCATCAAGGTCAAGGGTAGATGCAAGAGTGATGTTAGTCCAAGTATCTATTAACTCTCCAGCAGTTTTAGTCCTAGTCCAAGTAATTGAATTATGGAAGTTATCCAAGTTCAGCTTATTTGGATTGATTGTCCTATAATTGAAGAAGTTATTAGGCTGGGAATATACATCATTCATCAAGTTAAAATTCTCAGGAGTAATTGAGAAGTTACTTGTCTGTCCTCTGTTCCTATCATATCTACCATCAATATTTACCCTTGTTTCACACATGAATGATACAATATCAGTTACTGCATTCTGGTCTTCAAGAGTGAATGGATATGTTTTAATATGGTCATACCTTTGATAGTAGGTATCACCTTCTTCCCACCTAATAGTAATACTGCTCTTAACCTTGCTATCAGCATCTATAAGAGAAATTGGGTCTCCACAAGGTAGCCATACATTATTCTCAAAAGCCTCTTCTGCCTGACCACCAAACCTGTTCTGTACATCATCATTATATAATTCTCCTAACCATAGCCATCCATGTTGAATACTTGATACAGCAGATATAGGACCTCTTGGAGCACCAGTAATAATAGTGTCCTGTGATACACTCTTGGTACTTCCTGACTTATCCCAATACATGTGTTGTCCCCTTGGAGCACCTGAGTTCTGTGCATTTACAGACCAAGTATCATTATAATCACCATCCTTGATATTAGGTAATATCCTCTGAGCACCTGATGTAGTATAGTTTAGAGCTAACACCGCATGAGGAGTAGATTTATACTTGATTCTAACAGGGTCAGTACCTGTAACTTGGTCAGTAAATCTATTATCTACCTGCATATAATTACCACTAAATAATTTATGTGCATCAGTTTCTGCACTTTGAGCACCAGTAGTCATAATAGGATAACCATCTTTCTTATCACCAATTCTTGAGATAGTAAGAAGCTTATCTACATTACCATAGTAGTTAATATCTGTAAGACCTGAGTTCTCTTGTGCAGGTAATCTAATAAGTGATACCTCATTAGAGTCAAATACTGCAACTCCTGATATACCAGTTCTTGTACTACTACCACTTCCATAAGCATTCCATATATTACCTGAATCCAAGTAGACTGACTTATATGAATACCTCATATTAGACATTTTCTTCTTGTCAAGCATAGCAGACCTATAACCATCAGTAGCAAACTTAGTATTATTAAGGGAACCATTCCTATGCCAAGGATATACAACAAATCCAGTAGTATAGTGATGAGTATTACCTGTATCTTTTTTGTATGCAGTTAATTCATCAAACCAGAATGCCCCAGAGATTAACCCTTTCCATCCAAAATGGGAGTCACCAAGATGTGTTCTAAGTTCCTCAGAACTGAAATCATTTTCTACACCTATAGGCTCTTTATAAAATCCAGCAGGTAGCTCTGAACTATCATAGAAGCTATTAACAGGAGTAGAAGTCTGAATATCAATATCTGAGGCAAATGCAGTTAGGGGAACCATACCTACTATCCTCAGCTTCAATCCTGATGTATCAATACTTCTTACTTCATTATCAAACTCAATGTCAGGCGAGTGGAAAGTTAATATTGATTGGTCAATGTAGTAATTCTCTGCGTTGTTAGATACCCAACTTGCAACATCTGAGTCAGTTGCAGTATCATCAACATAAGGACCAGAAGGAGGATTCCAAATACATTGGATTTCTGCATTTCTGTTATTATTGCTCGGAATAGGTCTGTTATGTCTAAATTCAGCCCAAGTCCCTTTATTAACTATGTTAATATTATATTGCCCTTCACTTGAAGTAACTATGGTATTGTTATTAGACATAATACCTGCCCTTGAGTGTGTAGATGGGTCCCCTAAGTATTGCCCAAGTCCTACCCAATCTCCACTCCAATCACTTCCACTACTCTGATGATAATGAAAAGCCTTATATTCATCAAATGGGGCATTAGGTCTTGTAAACCAAGATGATTGTGCAAATGGTGAATTACCATATCTGTCAGATACATTATATACAGTAGGGCACAATATACCTTGACATATTGCCTCTCTATCATTAATAGTAGGATATACTACCATAGGTCTTATTCTAATATATCCCTGATTCAGTAACCTACTAATTATATCAGAATTGTTAAGAGTAAATTCTGCTACTGGCAATCCAATATTGCTATTATTATAGAAAGTGGTGTCTATATGAACAGTATTTTTGACATCATTTATCCATATAGGCTCTGACCATTTACCTGTATAGTGCTGTGCTTGAATGCCAAATCTGTAATATTCAAGATACTTAAATGTCTTGAATTGATAAGAGTTAAACTTTAGTTGATTATTATAAGGATAATAACCACTTGGTTCAGGAGGAGTAATACTCTTCACATAAGTACTGAATGTTATAGTCTTTCTTTTAAAGAAATTCTTTATAGTAGAATCTATAGTCTTTCTTTGTAATGTGAAATCTCCTAGGAACAATGTATTATCCTTCTGAGACATTGTGCCAAACACTACCTCTTCTCCACCTACATACAATAGTTCTGTAGGGTCAATTGAATCTCCTGATGAGCCATTATCTGTGTATGTAACATTTCTAGTAACAGTTGATGAATAAGAGAACCCAGAATTATCATCATAGTTTGCAGTACCTTTATATCCCTCAGAAAAAGATAATATAAATGTTTTACCACTTGATAATGCTATACTATCACCATTACTGAATGTGATTCTACTATAAGTATTTCCACTCAAAGATATATAACTACTAGTACTTACCTTAGATAATTTCAATGAACTTCCATCACTTCTCTTATAAAGAGTTATTGTGTATGGACTTCCTATAAAAGACAATGAAGTAGTCTTATATGTATAGGTACCTGAAATAGGTATAGCCAAATCTACTACTCTCTTAACTGTAGGTGTAGCATTTATACTGCTTCTATGTATAGAATAAACTCTGACATAATCAAAAGAATTATCAGGATTTACTATACTGATATTAAAACTATTACTTACACTATCTTCTGGACTAGCTCCCCTATTGTTATAGGATATGTAATAGAGAGGGGAAGCATAGAATATATTAGTTTCCTGACTATACTTATCAAAGTATGTGAATACATATTGTATAACACCCGGAGAAAAGCCACCATTGGCTACTAGATTTCTGTCTATAGAAACTTTTTCCTTTAATTTTAAAGTTCTTACAAAGTTAAAAGAGTCATCTTTCCACTTATTTACTACAGCAGATGCAGCAGCTACATTAATAACTCTTGGTTGATTCAATCCATCTGTCCAGTAAATCTTTCTAATATCAGAGTTTTCATAGAATGATATAGACTCTATAGGGTGCTTATAATCAAACCCTAAGTCACCCTTATATAGTAATTTACCTGTTAAGTTTCCATTATCAAACCATAGCTTATATATTTTATCTAGTGGAGTTGCTTCAATCTCTATATTAGACTCTTTAGCTACAATATCAGTTACTGTAGATTCTTCTGCTTTAATATTTACCTTTGGTAATTCTGTTTTCTCTCCATAAGAGAATATTATAAGCTCATCATTAATAAGTGATTGACCTATAGGAATACCCTCTATGTAATCCCCTATACCAGCTATACTTGATTTTTTATTACCTCTTTCATTTACCAAACTAAGCAGAGTACTTTCATCAGTTGGCATTACTCTGACATTCTTATTTTCATAAGCATATCCAGAGTTAAATGCAGAAGATGATAGGTCCCTCTGCATTCCCTTTGTCTTAAAAATAGCTTGTTTCTGCATAGTTATTGTAGTTTAATATATTCCTTATTACCAAGAGATGAAAATCCATTATTAAACTCACTTGTCCTTTGTATGAGTGTATTCCACATTCTTGATATACTCTCCATCTCAGACTGTGATGGAATAGTAAATTCACTCTGCAATTGACCAGCCAACCAAGCATATTGCTGCTGAGTATTCTGTAATACAGCAGGTGCAATCTTACCCATATCAAATAGAATAGTAAATGCTTCTCTCTTGATATATGCTTCAAGAGCCTTCAGGAATACAGGGTTATCAATAAGTAGTGGAAATCCATCCTTATCTACTGGAATTGCCTTATAGGACACTGATACATCTCCTGTCTTGAAGGATACATACAGTGCTTGTCCTTGTGTTTTGAAGGACAACTCTTGTGGTATCTTATAGCCAGCACTTCTGTCATAGTGTTCTCTTGGCATGAAATTATCTGTCATGCTTCTAAGGCATACACCAGTTTTACACTCTTTAATCTGATTGATAGATATTAAATCACAAGGAAGCTTAGCTCTAAAGTCCTCTATATGAAGAACCTCTTCCTTATCTTGATATAACTTTGGCATACCAAATATACCAATGAAGTCAATGGTATATTGTACAGCCTGCTCAAGAGTTACATCTTGAAGAAGAGGATGTCTTAGTACTCTACTTAGAGCTTCTCTTATATTTATGTAGTTATATTCTTTTACCATAATTATATCTTGAAAGCATCTATCTTTCCTTCTTTTATTCTTTGTTTTAATCTCTTCTTCAGTTCTCTATTGACATTAAATTCATAGAAGACCTGATTATTATAGTCTGCTAATTGTTTATTATAGTAGACCTTAAAGATTTCTTTTTCCTCCACTTTAACCAGTGTTTTTTCCTTATAGGCTTCCTCATCTTCATACCATAATTTAAGAGTTTTATCCCAGTCTATAGGTAAGTTAGTCTTAACCTTTTCACCATCAAAACTAACTCTCACATCATATTTCCTTAGCTCTATTCTACCCATTCTATGTGGTAACTTAATATCATTACCATGAAGGAAACTATCAGCTAAGTAGTCATTGACTTTCCTTATAATACTATAGAACTCATGTTCTGTAAGACATCTTCCTATATTGAGCCAGCCATTCTTTCTTATCCACTTATAGGCATCATATACACCATAGGAACCCCTAACTTTATGAACTCTTGGCTCATTCACTTTTTTAATGGAGTTTAGGAAATCAACCAATCCTTTATCCTTCTCTTCTTGACAAGATTCCATAACTCACTATTTGGTTGCTACTTCTGACAACTCATCCTTTGCATCATTGGATTCATCCTTAGGTCTATATTCAGCACCTAACAATTCCTTGACTACAAGTTCAATCATAGGAGGTATAAGAGCATCCTCAATAGGGAAAGTCTTATCTAATACATCACATACTGTATCACCATTCTCATCAGGGCACTGCAATTCTGATGCAGCCTGTGGGTCTTCAAATATACCTGTCATTCTTGCCTTTTCAAGATACAAGTACTGTGGATTGAAAGACTTAAAGTATAGGTAATTATCTGGACCAATAGAAGCATAGATGATATTTTTCAGATACTTATTATATCCCACATATCTCATCCTTTCTCTACTTACATAAGTAATCTCCCCTTGATAATAATCAACTGGGTACACCATAGGATTACCTATCTTCATTAGGAAAGGTATCTTCTCCTTACTTCTTAGATAAGAACCACCTTCACAAGGCTCACCTGATATAGCAGGTACCTCAATTAAATCCAAGCATATAGTCTGATAGTTACTCTCAGGTATCTGCTTCTTTACATCTGAATATCTCTGTTTCAGTAAGAATGTCCTATACTTACCAAATAGAAACATAACATGCTCCTCTGTATATAGGGCATCATCTGAGTACAGTTTCAATTCATCAAGTACCATGTAGGTTAATTCTTTATATGTACTCATAACATCATTATTTACTATAACTAAAAATCCTTGTGCAAAGATAAGTAATTATTATCAGTTACACAAGGATTTTACTATTTTTATGTCAGAAGTATTAATGTAATAATTATACTGACTTGCCTGCACAAGAGATTGAAGTGTTTGCTATATACTCTGGATAAGGTATTAAGCAAGTAGAACCATATAGACAGTATAGGGCACTATCTAAAATTCTATACTCTTCTTCTGTTATAAAGGACTTACAATCACTCTCAAGCAAATCATATATGAATATCAGCACCAATAGTTTATCTACCTCTGAATAACTCATATATCCTAACTTTGATAGGACATTGAAATATCTTGTAAGTGATTCATTAAGTACCTTGTCCATAGCATCCACAATTAGGGGTTATCACTGAGTCTTTAATTCCCATAAAGAATCTCTTCCAATACTTTATTGCCTCAGTATAATGACCTGTCTTTACAGCAAGTTCAAATGCCTTATATTGAAGTATATAGTTGATGAAATTCTTAGGGATAGAACAAGTGTCACTCAATTCTTTAATGTAACTAAAGGCATGTTGGTACAGAGGATAAAGGTTAGATACAACTCCTAATGTAGTAATATTATCCATCCCACAAGGAGTATTTGCAGCAGGTGTGCCCTTAGTCCTAATATACACAAAGAAAAGATTGTCATTAAGAGTTGGTAATAGGTCTCCTGTTCCCAGTTCTAATCTAACTGACTTGGTATTTCCTTCTATAACTTCTGTATATACAACTTCACTACTTGGACCAGACTCAACAAAGGTATCTTGAGTATCTATCTGTATAGTATCAAGATATACATTTGTGTAATACTCTAAGTCCTTGACAGATACATCTATAATCAGCTTTTGCCCATCAGGGGTTATTCTTAACTCATTAAATTGTACCATAATCAAATGTTTATATAAAAAGAAAGGGAGACTTAATAGCCTCCCTTATAAATTTGTTTAGCTTGCTGACACATCAAGAGTAGCTATAGTTAAACCTGTAGCAGCATTAATTGCAGAGATAATATCATTAGCAAGTTTGTTACTTGTTTGAGTATTAGCTCCTACCTTTGGTACTACAAGAGTAATTGTCTTTTCAGACTTTTGTACACTCTCATTGCTACCTACATAAGCATAGTGGATGTCAATCACATTATACTTAACAGTTGGGTCTACAAGATAAGTAGTAGGAATATTGTTAGGGAATCCAACTCCTCTATAAATATCACCCCTCTCACCCATGCAGAAGTACTCAAGGTCCGCAATCTTCTTACCATTGTCAATTGTACCAGCATCTTCATTATCTGTAACAGTACCCCAGATTCTCTCATCACCACTTACAAGAACTGTTGTAGGCTGTACTGTAAAGTACACAGGAGTCTGTGCCATAACACCTAATCTCCAAGGCTGCTCTACCTCAGTAATTCTGATACTATCAATATCAGTTACAAGGATATCTGTTGCATAGTATGGGTTAGTAGTATCACTCTTACCATTATCCTTAGTAGTAGGAGTTACAACCATGTAACCATTAGAGTCAAATCCTCCCTTGCTCTTAGTAGCCTTACTATGTACTTCAATCTTAATCAGAGGTACTACCTCTCTACTGAAGTTCTTAGTAATTGATAATGCAAGAACCTTATAGAACTCATCTGCATCCATACCAGCATAGGCATGAACCATACCATACTTGAAGTACTGGTCTTCATCTGACATTCCTACATATTGTCTGAATGCAATTCTCAGGATATAATCCTGTCCAGCTACAGGAGTACCACCATTAACATTGGTGTCAAGAGTCACAGTAACTGACTTCAATTCATGTGCCATAGCATCAGCATCAGTAGCCTTAGCATAAAGGATATTCTTGATGTCAATTAGGTCACTTCTCATCAAGTTGTCAGCACCCTTATATTCAAAGTACAGATGATTCTTTGCAGTATCATTCTTTACTGCAATAGAGCCAGCAGCATCTGATGCAAGTACATCAGGAGTCTTCAGTGCTTTTGCTACATAAAGCTGTCTTACTTGATTTGTACTAAATGTTGCCATTTTAATTTAATATTAAATTATACAATAGTTTTATTCTTTTCCTGTATTTGGAACCCTACTTATGATGGCAAGTTTTACTGCTCTCTCAAGTATAGCTCTATGTATTACAGGGTTCAATTCACATTTTGTTTTTACACTTATGCCATTGATTGACAGATTATCTGTCAAATCAGTTAATATAATGGGAGCAGGTCTTGAAAGGTATCTAACAAGATAACTCTCCACATTATATTTTGATACTATCTCTACTACCTTACCACTCAAATCAAGCCTTAAAGCTCTTCTTTCATTAGTACCCCTGAAAGGATTCTTTCTTATCCTATGGTACTCATCCTGAGTAATTGGTATTACAGAGATGTCTTCACCACTCATACATCCTAATCCATCATCTTTCAAATTAACTGCTTCATAGGTTATGAACCATAAGTCATCAGGTAATTCAAAGAATACTGAGGATTTGGACAGTCCTGTATATCCTACTTTCTTATCAGTAGTTGTGTAAGTCTTTATTAGGTCACTCAAGTATCTTCTGATTTCCTCAGTCCTCTCAAATGAGTCTCCAAATGGATTCTTACCATTATACATACCTATCACTATCTCTTCTTGAGCATTAGTGAGAAATACAGATTTCTCATATTCATCAAGCTCAACAGTGCTGGGTGTCTTTCCAAATGCCTCTATGGTAGAATAGCTATTCAGTAAGGTGTCAAACTCATTAGAAAATTCTTCAGTTGTCATTATTCACTTCTTTGACCAAGTTCTACACTACTCTTCAAGTCTCCTGTATAAGCAGACTTTGCAAGTTCTACTGCTCTTTGAAGAATTTCTGGGTGAAGAATAGGGTCTAATTCACATTCTGTGATAGTATTTATTCCTTCAATAGATACATTAGAATACTCATCAGCCAGATTTGCAAGTATGATAGGCTTTGGTCTCTTCACATATCTAATCTTGTAATCAGTCAAAGTACTATCATATTTAATGACTACCTCAGAGATAAAATCAACCCCACCAGTAGATTGGAATAGTCTCCAACCTTGATTCTTTAGGGGCTGCTTCCAAGGCTTAGACATAAGTCTTGCATACTCTTCATAATTCATAGGAATTATACTAATCAGTCTCTTAACTCCATCTACAGTATTAATGCCTGTCTCATTCAACATAAATAGAATATCTTTAGGCATTTTGTAGAGCTTGCTTCTATCATCAAATTTGACATATCCCTCAACAGAGGTTTGTTGTGATGGTTTAGCAGCAGTTATCAGAGTAGAAAAATCTATCTGCCTCTTGGCACTTTCATCAAATCCCTGTCCATACTTATTGCCCTTAGGATTGAAATAATTTTTCAATATCTCTGATTGAGCCTTAGTTAGAAAGACAGACTTCTCATACTCATCAAGACCTGGAGCCTGATTGCTCATTATATTGTTATACAGAACATCAAATTCATTAGAAAATTCCTGTGTTGTCATACTCTTTTTCTTACTTCAGCTTAGCTTCCAAAGCAAACTTAACTTCTTGATGCTTAGGAGAGTTTAAGTATTTAGCTGCTACATTCAATGTAGGCTCTTCATTAGTCTCACAAAGTGGAGTATTATCCTTTCTCAAGTATAGGTAATTACCCCTATTAGAAATCAGACCTGCCTCTATAGCTCTCTTAATAAGAACCTTTGTAGAAAGCATTGGGTCAGTAATAACCTTCAAGAATATCTTGCTATCAGCCTGTATCAAGCTATTAACCTTAGTCTGTAAGAACTCAAGTTTAGCAGTCTGTGATGTAGGTCTACCATCAATGGTCTCAACAATAACTCTTAATGTATCAACATCATCCTCAATCTTACCAAACTCTTTATAGCACATCATTGTAGTGCTCATATTATTCTTAGCAACCTTAGTCTCTTCACCCTCAGAAATGATAACAAACTGGTAAGTAGCCTTAGGAGTATCTTGCAATGCTTGCAATGAAGGAGCAATATAATCCTTGTTGGCTAATAGTATCTTATATCTGATATAATCCTCTGGGTCAGATAGATTGAAGTAGTTATCCTGCTTTGTCAATCTTACCTTATTGATACCATTCTCATTGGAATCATCCCAGAAGTTATCTACCTTCTTATAGATACTTAGTGCATTATATTCAAGACCCATTATTTCCTCAAGAAATGCCTTTTCCTTGTCTGTAAGGACATTAACAAACATACCTGAAGATAATCTTGGTACTACAAATGTTCTAACTGCACCTTCTGCCATACCTCCTGACAATACATGCTTAGGGTTATTACCCCACATACCTGTCAGCTTAGGCACATGTCTTACAATAATTCTCTCATTTCTCAGACAACTAACTAAGGCATCATCAGATACCTCTACTCTCTTTTGTGTCTTCTTAGGGCTTTTTACAGTAGCCTCTTCTTTTGGTACTTCCTGAAGTGGAGTCTCTGTATTGTCTATATCAAAGTCAGGTACAGTATAATCCACCTTCTCTTCCATTTTCTTTTCTGCCATATCTTCTCCTTAACTTTTTGAAATAAAATAAGGGAAGTAGGAGCTTATCCTACTCCCCTTTTATCATTAGCCCTGTAGAATTGCAGGGATTAGTGACATAGTTCTTGTTGGGTCAAGAACACAGATACCAAGAGTAGCCATTCTGTGAATTACAGCAGAATCCTCATCAAATGACATGTAAGGATTACCCTTTTGACCTGTGAATGGGTTTCTTAGACCCCATTGATAACCTCTGTACTCATTGTCACCCTTAATCTTACACTTAAAGATATTAGGTTGGTCCATAGTACCAATGTACATAATATCATATCTGTAAGAGAATGCAACACCTCCATTTGGATGGAGTATCTTGTTTCTTACTGGGTCATCATAGAATGGGTCTACATCAATCTTAACTCTAACACCATTAGGAGCCTTATACTCAACAAATTGGAAACCAGCACTCAATGAGTTTTGGTGCAACTTAGATTGAGTCTTTTGAATAACACCAATAGAGCTGTTGTCAAGAACAAATTGTGTCCAACCTGATACTGTCTTTAGTACTTCCTTGTGGAATTGGATAGCACCTCTTTCACCAGTCTTAATCAAGAAGTATCTGTCTCCAAAGTCTAACTTAGAAGCAGAAAGCTCATATAGAGCATCTTCAAGAAGCTTCAAGCTGAATGTGTTGTAATACATAGTATTAGCAACTTCCATCTGCTCAAACAGACCAGCACCTGTCTTAATAACATTACCAGACTTACCAAAGTTCATGTACTCACCATTGACATTTCTGTTGCTTCTACCAAATGCAAGTGCATTGTTCTTGTACTCAGAGAATTGCTGTTCTACTTCCCAATCTACATTGTGCATCCACATTGTAGCAACTGACTTAGTATATCTACCCTCAGTTTCCTTAACAATAGGAATACCTACAGCCAGCTTCTTGTTCAACATAGAACCTGGAACCTTGTGTTGGATTCTTACTACAGACCACTCATTTCTCATAGAAACAGGGCTTGTAAATCTTACATCACCAACCTTTCTTGAAAGCTCCTTCTCAACAAATGCAGCTTCAACTGAGAATCTCTCACCTGCAAGCAATCTTTCAGCAGGAACACCTGCTGTGTTACCACCAGCAAGCTCTACCTTATACACTGCATTAGTGCCCTCCATTCTTGGGTCTCCAAGTATTCTGAACTGATAGATTTCATTCAGATTACCTACAATGTATTCACCATCAGCAAACCAATCCTCAGGGAATACCAAATAGAAGGGAGTAGTACCTACTCCAATCATACCACTGGCATCTGTAACAACAGTACCATTCTCATCTCTTGCCTCTACAAGAGGAATGTTTCTCCTTGAAGAACCAATAACATCCCAGTAGTATTCATTATCATCCTCAAACTCTCTTGTTGGGAATTGATTTAGGAATGTGTCAAGTGTCTTTCCTCTGTAATAAGCCAACAGTTGCACCATTAGGTTTGTAGCCTTCTGTGGAGCTAACTGAAAGATAGAACCAAGGTGGTTTTCCTTAGTAAGACCCTTCCAGTGTTGGAAGCCTGCCATTTGAAACTTACCTAATTTTCCAGCCATAAATAATTTAATTTATCAGTTATTTTACTCTATACTATAGGCTTAGACATCAAGATTCCACCCTTTTCCTATGAAAGATTCAGGGTCCTCATCAACTCCACTGACAAACTTTAGATTACCATCTGAGGTTCTTGCTGTGTTGTTGAGAGTATGTTCCAGCTCTCTAAGACCTTTCCTTACTTCTTTCTTTACTTTACCTTTCACCAAACCATCAAGGTTCTTAAAGCCATCAGTTAGTGTGAAAAGTAACCCAATATTCTTTAGGAAGTCTGTCCTGTTTTCCATCTCATACTTTTGGATAGCAGTAAAGTACTCTCCTGTCTCTGGGTCTTTATACACAGGCTTAGCTATGTTATCATAAATCTTCTGTCTTGTTGATTTATCTATTGATAAATCCCCAAACACATCCTTGTCATTAAGGATTGATGATTTAAGCTTTTCAGCCTGTTCCTTTCTTTCTTTCTCTTCCTGTTCTGCTTCTGACTTAGCCTCATTGACAAGTTCATCATACTTATCCTTGAAGAAGTCAATATTGCTTTTCAAAGCCTCTTTTGCATCATCAATATCAGTACCAGCATTGAAAGACTTTTGCACTTCTCTTGCAGCCCTTTCCTTACTATAACCTCTATTAATAAAGTCTTGATAAATCAGGTCTTTTCTAAGTTTTTCTCCCTTATCACCTTCATCAGAGATATTATCCTCCTTAATAGAATCAAGGAAGTTTATAGTATTCTCATACTTTCTAATCTCTGTAGGTTCAACTCCAGCATTCAAGGCTTCATCAATTCTTTTCTGTCTTTCATCAAGACCTGCCTTTATCTGTTGGTCAATTAAATCTCTAAAGTCTTCAGGGTCTTTAACCTTAGATAAGCCCTCATCATCAAGGTCTGGGAAGATACCTTCCTCTTTCAAGGCTTTGGCAATGGAAGAGTAGAAGTTTTTGGGAGAAGTGCCATCCCCTTTAGGAGTGGTATCTTCCTTTTCCTCTGTATTTTCTTTTCCACTACCTACGCTCTCTGGTGTATCAGTAAATAAGTTATCTACATCAACAACCTCAGTAGTTTCTTCTTTATCCTTATCTGGCTCCTCCTCTTTCTTAGGAGGCTCCCCATTTGCAGGTGGGGTATCCTGTGTATCCTCATCTTCTACAAACAGATTCTCAATTTCCTCTGCTCCTAAGATGTTATCTAAGCTAAGTTCTTCTTCCATACTCTTCTACCTTTTTGTTCTTAAAACAGTGCAAAGGTAAGTAAAGTTTTGCATATCTACAATATAGTAAATAAATTGCTTTTACCTATATAAATAAAATACTTGCAATATAGGCAAAAAGAAAGGGTAAGATTATCTCTTACTCTTATCTTATTAGTACTCTCTAAGGTATTCTACTACCTTGTTTTCAGCTTTGCAATCTGCATCCTTAAACCAGAATACAATAGCAGATTCAACTATCTTCTGTTCTATACTATCACCAAACCAGTTCTTAAACAGTTCTGCATAGTCATGGTACTGAGAGTTGATTGCAACATATACATCAGCAACTGTAGCAGATGTAGGGAGTATTCCCCTATATCTCTCACAAATCTCCTTTGCCTTGTGCATATCAAACTTCTCACCACTGTACTTTCTGCCATTCTCAGTATGATACATATCAGCTACAAGATACTTAGCCTCAGATTCAGTGAAGTGTTCTCCATTCATTGAGTTCCTCATATATCTCATCATCTTATCCATATCATTACCTCCCATGCCAGACTCATTGAATCTATCAGAGAATCTATCACTTCTTGAATCAAACATATCCATGAACTCATCAGGTCTTCCATGTCTTCTCATATACTATCTTTAATAGTAGGCTTCTTATGACTCTTAACATATAAATACAATATTACAAACAGGAATAATCCTGTTATAGTTCCATGAATCATCAACAGCTCTAAGTCCTCAATTGGAATACCTATATAGTAATCAATTATGTTTATTATATCAGTTACCAAGATATAATGTAAGAACATCTTGTGATATAAACAAAACCTAAATACTGTTGCAGATAAATACATAAATATCCAAGGCAATATAGACATTCCTGCCAGATTACTCAATACAGGAATGTCTATATAAAAGTAGGATAAAGCTGTGTTTAGTACATATACTAATGATATTAACATAGGTATGTATTTAAGCATTAGTATAAGTAACTTGTACATACTCTTATTTAAGTTTTCCTCCACAGCCATACCTTGTTCTCTTGATACCAGCCTTTGGTGACATTGGCTTTGGTCTTCTCTTTCCTCTTGCCATAATTTTACACTTTTAGTTATTTACCTTTCTTACCTTTACCTTTTCCTTTACAACCACATTTCTTTGCCATAACTATAGAATTTTAATGGTTATTTTTTCACCTTTATCATACTTGTCTTTAAGGAGCTTGTATAGCTCTTTGAAAGTTTCTCTACTGTTTATTACTTGACCCTTAACTTTATTGACACCTACTAATAGGCATCCTGCTGAGTCTTTGTCAGTATTACCAGCGTGAATAAGTATGCCTTCAAATCCCTTTACATTAAGTAGTCTTGGCACTTTACCATCACATACTTGCTTGTAAAAACTATTAGTACAGTACTTAGGAGAAATGACATCTAAGGTAATCTCATAAGTACCCTTTGGAATAGCTGTAATTGAAGGTTTCTTCAATTCTCTAATCTTGGCTATGCTCATAGAGTCATCTAACCCTCTATCAGCATCTTCAAGTACATTGCAAAACCACTTCCCATCAATAGTAAGATTACTTATGGTGTAGCTCTGCTTCTTCCATTTTCTGTCTACTATTAACTCCATGCTCATTAAAAAGGTTTAAGTTTCTCTTTCTTAATTGGCAGGTAAGGTCAGTACATATGGAACTCATAAGGTTAAACATCTGTTTCCTAAGCTCCCCCACTTCCTGCTTTAACTCTGCATTTCTTTTTAGTACCTCTTCCAACCTCTCTCTATTATCAGTAGAGAGCTTCTCATAAAAATCTAATGATTCTTTCATGTTATCTATGAGGTTACTATCAACTTCACTATCATACTTCTTTCTTGCAAAGAACCATGATGTCCAGCCACTGACTATTGTGGTAATAAGCCCTATACCTCCAGTGATTAGTATTCCTAAGTCAATCATAATTATTCTACAATTTCAATGAATCTTTGTTGTTTGTTCTCAATATAAGGGTTCTTCTCCACAACATTCACTTCTACTACTTTATGCTTCTTTTGAAATAGCCTAAGTAACCAACATTTCTTTGGAGGATTTATAGTTTCTTTCTTATAATCCATCATTATGTATTTTTCACTAACAAACTTAGGGTCTGTAGTAATTGTACTTGGATATTTAAGCCCAAGCCTCATTTGATACCACTTATCTCCTACAAGTGTATCTATGTCTAATGTAGGTTCTCTGAACAAAGTATCTCTAAATACAATAGTATCTTTCTTCTGAGCTTCTGACAGAAGATACTGCATTTGCTTCAAATCCTTGTCCTTTATTCTCAGTTCCTTCCTGACCTCATTCATCTTTGTAATCAATGAGTCATTAAAGTATTCAAGCTGTTCTACTGTAAATTGGAATGCCCTGTTTTGAACTTTTAACCCATTATTCTCTACAATAAAAGCCTTCTCATTAGAAATAGAAATACTTAGCTTGTCTCTGAGATTTTGATTGTTGTTGTATAGGGAGCATGTACTAATTAGTAATGCCCCCATCAACAACATTATAATAAATATTGAATATTTTTTTAACATAGCTAGACCCTTTATACATAAGTTCCAGTACTATCTACCCAAGCAGTACCATCATACCATATAGGCTTCTTCAAAGTAGTATCAAAATACATTTGTCCTATTGTCAAAGATAATGTTGGTCTCTGTGAAGTTAAGCCTGCTTTTTTATAATCTAGACCTCTAATTATGTTTCCATAGAAATCATATACTTTCCCATTATATACATAAGCTTTTATATTTAAGTCAGTGAAGAATACCACTGTACCATTCTTATTATATACAGAGTTTATATATTCACCATCAGAGAAGCTAGTCCTAGCCCCTAGAATTACATTAGTAATCATAAATTCTCTAGGGCTATTTAGCTCTGAGAACAATGATAATCTATGGCTGCCTCTATTAAACACTAACAGATTATTAGAATCTATATTATTAGTGCCTCCATAACTTTTTAGAGTAGCAGATAAATCACTTACTGAATTTGTTTGAATAAACCCATGAAGTTGTGTTTTATTATCTTCCTCTATATTTATAGTCTGCAATAGAGCAGATGGATTACTATCTGTCTTTGGAATACTTACTACTTTAGGATTAAATTTTTCAAAATTCTTAAAAGTAGTTGTATAGTTACCAGTATTAAATATATTCTCTTTAAGGCATCTATTGATAACATAATCTATCTCATAAGAATTCAAGTGGTCTTTGAATGTTATTATTTTTTCAAATCCTGTTTCTTTAACAGAGGAATATGCCCCAATAATGCTTAAATTGTCTATATATATTTGCTCATCCTGTGGTATATCTATTAAGTGATAATTGGAAGCTATATATGAGGTGCCATCTGCATTTATTATCATAGCCTCATAAGTATCCAAATCAAATGATATACCTATGATAAGGTCAAAGTACCCTCCCTTCATAGATGCCATACTATTCTTGGTAAAGAATCTACAGGGTTTTGAATTTTGGAGGAACTTATTATCATAATAAATTTGTAATACTGCCTCTATACATGGAACTACTGGCACATCTGGATTGTTCTCTATAGATGGTGGATTATAACTATTCTCAGTAAATGATGTAAGTCCTATTTGTAATATTTTTCCTGAAGAGGTAGTAAATCTTATAGGGAAAGATGCTGCTCCTATTCTCTGCTTTATAAAGCATGTAATCTTTCTAGTACCTATATGTGAATTCAGAATATAGTTATTTACTGAAGATATAAAAGTCTTATTACCTATATTTACAGTATATGCTGTACATTCAGCAGGCTCTTCCACCTCTGGGAAATTTTTTATATTTAACAACTTATAAGCTGTTGGATTATAATTAAGCCCCGGAGTACTATCTCTAGATTTTAAGAAATTCGAGTCCAAGAATAGTCCACACTTGTCTTTTAATATTCTCCATAAATCACCAGTTTCCAATGAGACTGTCTGACTATTTGAGCCTACTATATTTATATTAGCATTATCCTCCTTCATAAAATTACTAAGTGCCCAAGTTTCCCCATATACATTTACTATAGAATTATCTTTGGCATATATTGTATAATACAAGTTTTCAAGCCATAAACATCCTATAACATTAACTACTGACTCTCCAGTTACATAGATACCATAATTATGTGATATATAGCTAGGAAGTCTAGTATTATCCCCTCCAGCACCTCCAATCTCAGCAGAGCCTCCTCTAATAGTAGTAACTGCACCTTTATCTATTCTGATATTTATATCATTTTTTGATATATCCCAAGGTACTATTTCAATACCATTCTTCCATGCAGCATCTCCACCATAATTAATCCATACACCATATAAACTTTTTGTGCATGATATTTTATTTAAAAGTGCTAAGTTTATGCCATTCTGAGTACCTGAGAAATAAAATCCTATTTTTGCATTTGCAACTCCACAATTATCAAGATATAAATGCTCAGCTTGTATAAAATCAAAAGCAACAAAAGTCCTCAGTACTCCTGTTTCATCTGACTCTGGGCACTGTATTAACATGTTCTTAAAGGAACAATCACAATATCCTGTTACCTGAAAACAGGTAAGGTTGGGAACATTTGGAATAATATAGGGACTTAATCCATTTTTCCTCTCATGGCGACCATCTATTATAACTCCACAAGAATCTATCTCTACAGTGGAAGATAAATAGATGGTAGTTGCTGGAAGATATATGGTCGGGTAATAACTAAATGGAAATCTTGAATTACCTACAGCAGCTATAGCTCTTCTTATAGCTATAGCAGAGTCTGCCGTCTCTGACATATCTCCAAACCATTTGGCATATACTTCCTTATTTATTATACAAGTTCTACTAACATTTACATCGAATGTAAGTAAATTACCAAAAATTTGATATTCTTCCGCCTTTACTATAAATCCCCTACTATCTGCGCTTGATAGTACACCATTATCAATGCTGCCACCTGTGAATTTTAATATACAGTTAGCTGGGATGGAGGCCATTTCTCCTCCCAAGTCAAAATCATATCCTATTTCGTAAATAGTATTGCTATATATTACTTGTTCTATAAAAGACTTATTTCTTCTTAAAATAACATAACCAAGACCTGTCTTTTGAGACGGTACATATTGTTTTATAGTCTTTCTTCTAATGACAGATTTATCTCCACTATTAACAAATACTTCTAAATCCTCATCATCAGCATTATTTACAATAGAGCCACCACCAGCAGATTCTATCTGTTGTCTTGCAGATTCTGATAAATCTTCATAGTTTATATTTCCACTTATTTTTTGGCTTATTCCAGTTATAGAATCTGTATTTTCTTCTACTTTTTGTATTGCTTCATTTGATTTTTCTAATGATTGCTCTGAGTTAGTTTTTGCTATTGTTACATCAGCTTTTACATTAGCCAATTCACCAGATACATTATCTACTTCAGTCATAGCACTATTAGCTATTGATACGGCCCCTTCTATTCCAGATTCTACATTAGTAACTCTATCAGAAAGAGAGTTACTTAACTCATTGGCAGATGAAGTAGCTTCCTCTGCTGCTAATGTAGCCTTAGCTGCTTCAGCAGCAGCATTATTAGCTGCTTCTGCTGCATTATTAGCCTTTGTAGTAGCTTCTACAGCAGATGAGGCTGCAACATTAGCAGAGGCTTTAGCATTATTAGCTACTGTAGTTGCTGCATTTATAGATGATAGTGCACTGCTAGTAGCATTAGCAGCCTCTAATGCTGCCTGTGCTGCTGCATTAGCAGCTTCTGTAGATTCTTTTACTCCAGATATTGAATATTCTATAGCAGGAGACATGGCTAAATTCCACATAAGTGTATTTACAACTACGTTATATATCACAGCATCGTCTGTTTCCATAGCATCCCAATTTATTACAGAATAAACATCTTTACTATATAAATTAGTGTGATTAACTCCAACATCATTTATTGCAGCTTCTGCTTCTTCTTTAGTTTCATACGAACCACTAACTAAAACTAAATTACTATCAGGACCAATAGCTTCTCCATTAATTCTAAATCTAAAAAGATTATAATACCTACCATTAGACTGATGTAGCGATGCTTTCTGTATATCTATAGTACATGTTTTTCCTTGTAAATGAGAAAACTCTTTATTTGGCACATATAGCTCTTTAATAAGCTCATTTACCTTACTATTATCAGTGAACACATACCTATTATAGGCATTTTTATCTTGCTCTATATTTCCAAGTATAGTATCTAGTCTAGTATTTTTTTCATCGAACACTGCCTTAACAGAAGTAATTGGATATATATCTGTATCTTGTGTTCCTCCAATTAACTCACTTTCTGAAAGCTTTTTAATTTTCCCCATAACTATTAACCTTGAGTTACTGTTATTTGTATTGTAGACTTATCACTTAAAGTAGCTGTACCTCCAGTCACTCTGCCTGTTTCATCTGTAGTTAATTCAATAGCTGTAACTGATTTACCATTAGCCCCTGCTGCACCATTTTGACCTGCTGGTCCTTGTGCACCAGTATCACCTTTATCCCCCTTTTCTCCTTGGGGTCCAGCAGGACCTTGTGGTCCTTGAACTCCAGATGCTGCATCTGTCCACCCATTTGGACCATAAAATTTAAGCTTAAATGTACCATCTTGTAAGGGAAGTAGCCACCCAACCTCCTTTAGATTGGGTGCTACACTTGACATAACAATGTCTTTAATCTTAATCATACCTATTTAGTATTAGTTGTTGTTTTCTTTTTTTAATGCTTGTCTTTTTACAGATATTTCATCTTCATGTTTTTTCTTATCATGATTTAATCTATCTCTATCAAGCTTTAATCTCTCATTGAACTCTCTCATTTTCTCCATCAGATTTGCCTTGGCTTCCTCAGAAAATTCCTGCTCTACAATACCATCATCATCTTTATTGTTAGCTTGTATTTGAGCTATCATGAGTTTAGTCTCATTGTCTCTGATATTAGCCTGCTCTTTCTGTTGAAGTTCAGCTTGTCTCTGTTCAGCTTCTATCTGAGCAATCTGTTGCTGAGATTCCAACTGTTGTTGCTGTGCTTGAGCATTTCTTTCTTGAATAGTCTGTTCATCCTTTTCAACAAGTCTCTGCTTTTCAGCAAGTGAAGCTGAACTGAATAACTTCATAATAGTTGAGAATGATAGAGTCTGGTTCTGCAATGCTGCCTGAGCTAAAGTATCAAGTTTTGAGTTTAATTCTTGAACACCATTGCTATTATCCACTACAAGACCATAATCAGCTTCTGCAAATTCATCACCATCTATCTCCATAACTCTCATTGAATTATCAGACAAGATATATTGGAACTTCTTGCTTCTGCCTCTTAATGCTATCTTAGCTGTTTCAAGCAAACACTCTAATGCCCTCTTCTTGACATCCTCATGTACTACAAATAGCCACTCTGTAATATGAGAAGATTGCATCATGCTTCTCTCTACTCCACCTACTGTCTCTCTATTACTTACCTGACCTTCTCTTTGCTTGGTAATGCCAGCAACTTCTGCCATTTCCATCTTGATAAACTCAAGAAGATTAATGTATTGCTGTATCTGATTACCATCAGAAGCTGTAATTACACCAGTAGAAGCATTGTTTAATGCACCTGCAAGTTTACCTGTAGCTGCACCTACATTACCTTCATTGAAGCTATCTTCTACTGCAAGACCCATAGTCTTTGCATAGTATAACCATTTCTCTACATCCCATCCCTTAGGTTTCTTGGCAAAATCTAATCTCACCAATGAACCCCAGTTTCTTGCTATCAGCTTATTTAATCTATCATGTATTGCATCATACAAATAGTTATATGGCTTCATCATATCCACCAAGCTGAATGGTCTGTTGTCATTAAGGTTATAAATAGAGCCTACAATTCCAAAGTGACATCTTGAAGGATTACTTAATCTGTTATATTGAACTACTCTTGGTCTCATATTGACATAAATGTCTGTACCAATCTTAGTTCCTTCCCATGCTTCATTGATGTAGAATATCTGCTCTTCCTCTCCAGCATCCTTATCTATTACATAAGTCTCTGGGTAGAAGTTAAATACTTCTTCACCTGTTTGAGGGTCATAACTTCTTACCTTCTTAATCTTTCTTCTTGACTTCCAATATACTCTAAGTACTCTCAAGTTTCCTGCAACATCATAAGGAAGAAGGGAGTTATTAACTCCATCATATCCTCCTAATGGGTCCCAAAAGAATCCCTCTGTACTTATTTCATCCCCTATCATGTGATTATTGACAAAGCCATATCTCTCATCAATATTATCCATAGAGTCTGTAGCAGCTTGACCTACATGGTCAGGCATTTTCTCTATATACTCCATGTCTTTCTTTGTCAATACATCATAGTAAGTATCAATAACCTTGCCTGGACTCCAATAATCTTCGAGGATTATCATATCTGCATCCTCAATCTTATTGCTATATCCTGACTTAAAGATTCTTACTTTGAGTGGATTTAATCTCTCAATAGTAGGCTCACCTCCTACAATATCACATTGATAAATCTCTTCACCAACTGCCATTGCATCCATGAAGCCTTGGTTGAACATTAGAGGGATATTCAATTCCTTTACGTAATGGTTTAATAGGGCATTTGCCCTTATTTCCCTCATATCCTGCCACTCATAGCTGTAATAGTCATTTATCTTTTCAAGCTCTTGATTAGCCTCTTCTTCTGACTGAGAAGTATTAGATACCCATTCTTGTAGCTTCTGTAGTAATTCTTGCTTCTTGTTATTCTCTATCTCTGTAATAGCATTAGGATTAGTAACTACTACCTTGAAGTCAAAGACTCTCTTGCTTTCCTCACCTCTAAGCACATTCAACTTACTATTCATAATAGGATAGTGTTGAATCCTATCAGGTATGAAACCTGCCTGTAGCTTTTCAGGATTCAGTATCATCTCAAGGTCACTCATGTGTAGTTTACCATTGAGCAAGTCATAGTTAATTTTCTTATGTATTACAGATTTTCTAACTAAGCTATAATTGAAGAAGGTCTTACTGTCTGCCCAATCAAGGTGTGCCTTTCTCCAAGCTTTATTTTTCTTACTGAAGGGAAGTTGCTGTGGAGGCAAATTTATCATTTCATATCCCATTATACTTCAATTTAATTACTGTGCAAAGGTAAGTAAAATCCTTGACCTATGCAAGTATATAAGTAATTTATTAACCATCAGTCTCCATTTTTACTAAATTTACTGCCTAAACCTAAAGTCATAGTTCCTCTTGAAGAATGAGTCATTACCATCATAGCTATTATTAGCCCTCTCCTGCTTTTCCTTACTAACATCTCCTTGGTATCTTATCATTCTATCTTCTCTTAGAAGCATCAGCATACCCATAGCAGATATTCTATCGAAGTTACCCTCAGAGTTGTAATTAATAAGCTCTTTCAGCAGTGCTCTGTTCCTTACAGTAAATAGTCTTGGAACCATTACCTCTTTCTCTTCTCCATCAATAGTTTGCATAATAGGAACTGGAGCTAATAGCCAGCTTCTCAATCTACTCCTTGCATAAGCATTAATGGCAGGAGAGGCATTAGTACCTTTTGACTTGTTACCATAGCCATCTTTCATCATCTGCTTTTCCTTTAAGAAATCAAGGACATCTGTAAGAAGATAGAGACTATTTCTTGTCGAGAAGTGAGAGAATAGACCTTTTTTATTGTACTCATAGTTCAGCCTGCCATTGTAGAATAGACAAAGCTTTCTACAAATCTCATAGTAATCATCAGCAAAAGGAGGTCTTCCAGTGTATTCAGCTACTATCCTATCTGTCCATAAATCCAGTACAAATATAGAACCTAAAGACATAGTATTTGATTCATCATCATCATAAGGGTCAGCACCTAATATATACCTATCATTGTATGGCTTGCCTGTATTCCTATCAATCTCAGGTAACTGATATATTTCAATAGCACCCTCTATCTTATTATCCTTATGTGGGAAATCCCTAATAGGTGTAGCAGAGGTAGGTTTGTACTCTATTTGACCATCTTTATTGAATACCAAATCACCTACATATACATCATCATACTCTGTAGGATTAGCATCCAATTGACCTATTCTTTCAGTCAAGTCAGCTACAGGGAACATATTTACACCTGCCTTAACAATAGCTTCAGCAGGAGTAATAGGAACCTCAGCAATAGTCTTAATAATAGTATTAGGGTCAGTAGAATTGTACTTTACCCTATACCTATTCATAAGAATTTCAATTAGAGCCTTAATTACATCAGATACACCATTCTCATTATAACATCCTTTTCTATTTACATAGCCAGGAAAGAAGAATACAAAGTAAGGTTTACCTTGGTTGCACTTATCAAATACATTAGGTAAAGCATACATATTATAACCTTTAGGGTTATACATGATTTCCTGAGCACCAGCAAAGTCTGATTCATTATCACCAGCAGTACCTAACATATAGATTTGCCCAAAGACAATATCACCTTCCTGTACTGAAGGTAAAAGCACATTATACAAATCAACTAATCTTGGGAATGTACCAAACTCTTCAATAAGAATCTTAGCAGCTCTCTTACCTCTCAACTTAGACTCATCATCCTTAGATGATACTCCAAGTACTGTATTCTGAGTACCTCTTTCAATATCCAACTCTACATCCTTATACCCCATTATCCATGTCATTTCCTGCAAAGAGTTCTTTAATCTCTTTCTTGGAAACTGGGTATTAGTTGCACAGAAGTTAGCCATATCTACAAACTTGTTAAGGACACCATCCTTAGTAAGATACTCCTTCTGATAGGCAGTTACTATACCCTTTACCTTCTCATGTGCTTCCTCATTCTCACCTACCACAAAGATATGGTTAAGTATAGATGCAAGACTATATGACTTACCTTTACCTCTGGAAGCAAGCTCAGCCATGTGCTGACCTCCCTCAAAGTTATTATACAAGCCACCATTTGATGCTTGGTCTAAGCAATGGAATCTCCAATAGATACCTTCCCAACATTCAGGCAATGCCTCCACTCTATCAGCTCTTTTGGACTTTCTCTTCTTACCATTCTTATCCTTATACTCTCTAATCTTAGAGAGCATCATGGGAGAGTAGTTAAGGAACCAATACATATATCCTGTAACCCACTCTCCATCACTTTCTCTCACATAACCATCCCAGATTCTTCTTCTTTCCTCTCTTACCCACTTGCCATATTCACTATTAGGATTGGCATTAGGTCTAAGGTTGGTAAATGTACCATACTTTTCATAATGTATGGCAGATGGTCTGAAGTAATCCATATTCTCTAATATGTGAGGATTAGCCAAGTCTACAATGATTCTACCTCTATCATCTCTTGGTCTATCCTTAGCATATTCTCTTGTAGGACTTATCAATCTCTTGACAAACTCTACATTATTTATAATATCAAATAACTGGTCCTGAACTTCCTGAGGAAGGCTATTAACCAATTCCTCAGTTAGCTCAGTTTGATATTTATTCATTGGTATTTTCTGAAACTCCATTATATTCTCCCTTTATAACTGCTTCATAAAAATCAGAGCCTATCCAATTGAATATTAGTGTACTCAACATGATATTCATCTCTCTTAACATATTCTCTTCCTGACCATCAGGAACCTTAGCAGTATGTTGCACTGTTATCACTCTGTAAGATTTACCTCTCTTAGTAAACCAGAGAGTGTACTTGTAAATCTTATAAACCTTGAACAAGGAATGAGGCATGATTTCTTTCTGTAATACCATGTGCCCCACATTCTCAATTCCTCTCTCATTTCTCCTTGTCTCAATATGTTTATTAAGACCTTCTATAATATCTTCTGCTTTCATAGTTACAATGCTAAGTCATCCTCAAATATAGTCTTTTCTCCCTGTCCTCTCATCTTACCTGAACTTCTCATTTCAGAGTTAAGTGCTTTCTCAGCCTCATCCAAATCTCTAATGAGAGGTGTAATTTGTTTCACAATGGCTGTAATCTCCTTGAACTCCTTAACCTCAAGACTGTCAAAATCCAACTCCCTTAGTTTTGCCCTAAACTTATTAACCATAAACCTCGTGTCTTCAAGGAGTAATGCAGAGATTGGCTTAAATGATTTATAAAATTCCATTGCTTCTGTTACTATCCTGTCTGGTTCCCATTTAGGAGGTAATCCCTCTCCCTCTTTAATAGCTTCCATTCTCTCCTTGTCATCTACAAGGTATTGATAGTCACTTCTTGGGTCACAGAAGAAGTATATGAAGCCAAGTTCCATAATAGCCTTATCCTTATTAACAGTCTTATCTCTTTGCCATATCTGTCTAAATGGTTTAAGAGCAAAGGCTTCCTCAGATATTACTATCTTGTAACCCTCATATTTGAATAATTTTATCATAACTTTTTTTTTTCAAAAAAAAAAGCAGTAGTTTTCACTACTGCTTTTCTATATATGAAGCCAACTTTAGTATGACTTCTTTGCTATCTCCCAGTAAGCCAAGAGCTGAATTACATCTTGAGCATAATACTCCTCTAACCTTTCCTGTAATATGGTTATGGTCTATACATAGGTTCTTTGTACTTCCACATACTTCACAAGCTTTTGGTAAAGCTTCATATTCTTCTTCAGTTAAATTATAATTATACTTAATCTGTGAGAGTCTAATTTTAGACTTATTTCTTTCAGCCCATTCTTTAGAGTAGTTTGGATGTTCTCTTCTCCACTTGTCTCTATAAGATTTGACTTTTGTTTTATTCTTATCTCTCCACTCTTTATGGATACTTTTTAATGTATCCTTATTCACATTATTGTAATTTCTACTGTAAGCATTTTTACAATCTTTGCACTTAGAATCAGAATACTTATGGATGTTGCCATTCTTATCTTTATAACTTCTAATGTAGAAGTTATCTATAGGCAAAGTTCTATTACAGCAAGAACAAGTCTTAAACAATAAGCTTTTTGTCTGGCACATATACTTGTGGCTGAGTATCTGGAATCTCTTCCCATTCTTCAATAATGAAGTCAATATCCCTATCCTGTAGCAATAGACACTGCTTTCCATCCATCTCAACAACATCAAAATTGTAAGTAGTAACAGGATTGTCAGTTACAATTCCATCTTTAAGAGTGCCTGCTTGATGTTTTCTTACTGCAAACCTTGTAGGGTTTACACACACTATATCACCTACCTTTATATCTCTTACTGAACTACCTACTGCAAGCACAGTTTGATATTCTTTTAATCCACCCTGCTGCTTAGTAGTATCAATTAGACCACCTCTTGTAGTTACATCATGTTCATACTTATCCATTGTAGTGATAAGTGCAGTGAACATTGGCTTTATTTTCTTAACCTTCAACATACTCAATAACTTTTATACCATATTCTACAGCACAAGAGTGCTCAATCTTACAACCTCTATATTTGTCCCAGTCTTTAGCAAAATATGCAGCATCTGCCACAGATAATAGCTCAATTGATTTACCCAAGAACCACAGAGGTCTTGCATCTACTGGTGCATCTTTGAAGAAGCTATCAATCACTTCTACATCATCATTGAGTACTGCCTTAGCCTCTTCCACAGCTTTGGCTCTTTCAGCTTCTATTTCTTCATTTGTCTTACCCTTCATGGGCTGACTAATAAACAATTTCTTCATTTCTTCTCCCTTATCTGTTTAATAAACTTGAGTCTCTTTTTCATACCTAACATCCTATCATAAGTGCAAGTCAGTTTACCCAGTGATGGAATGTTGAAATTTGTTCTTAACTTAGCAAAATCCTCTCCATTAAGATTCTCCTTTAATGGCAAGGACTGTATGGATTGGTTAATAAATAACCAAAATGCCTTATATGTTTTATCTACCACTTCTTTAGGTAAATTCAACTCTTCAGAAACCTTACCAATTATATCAGGATAATTCATTTCAATTCAAAAAGTAACAATAGTTGGAAAGTGTCAGTCTCTTCATCAATGTTGGGAATAAACCTTGAATTAATCTTACCATCAATGATAACTTTATTCTTCCTTAGCTTGCCCATAATTACCTGAAAGTGTGGGAGAGTGATATTACACTCTTCCCTTACTTTCTTCTTTGTATCTTCACTCATTGTAACCTTATCAAGTATCTCATTATCCTTGATAACTTTACTGAGTTCATATCTTTGCTTGACAAAGGATGTAATTACATCAATCTCTCTATCAGTTAGCTTATGAAAAGGCTCCAAGAATTTGAACCAATACCTGAAGAAGCTTCCACTTAAAGAACATGGTACTCTAACTATGTTATTAGGCTTCTTCATCTTGTAACTTACTCTTCAGTTTTAATATCTGGTGTTTCCTCTTCCTTATTATCTTCCTCAACCTCTTCAGGAACTGCCATAAGCTCCTCAATCTCAGCAATACATTTCTCAAGGAAGTCTTGCTTAAACATATGTCCATTCTCTACTACCTTAAACAAGTAGTCAAGTCTCTTGAACATGTTACCCATATTAGAAGCTTGCAGCTTCATATATAACTGCTTAGCCTGCTCACGAAGCTGATGAGCTATGTTCTCTAACTGCTCATAAGACATCTTTTCAGGTCTCTCTGTTTCCTTTGTTGTTGGTTGCATCTCTACAACCTTTCCCTTCTGCTCTTCCATTTTAATTTGTAATTAAGTTGTTAATACTCTTCAAGGAATTTATGTCCATATCTATTCTTGTATAGAGTCTCCCACTCTTCTATTGAACATTCTCCTATATCAGTGGAGCCACACTCATCACAGTAATCTGAATCCTCCATTCTCGGAATGTTCCTAATATTCAATGATAGACAATGCTTGCAGTATAATACTGGCACTTCATTGTAATCATTAGGCTGATTTTCTGTGTTTAAGTTGCTCATAAATCATCTTCTTTCTTTCATTAATAGTCCTACTGTGATGTCCCTTTCTCTTACAAGTATTAGCCTTGTTATTGAAAGGTCTCTTAGGGAAGATAATACCATCAAGAGATACATGACCTCTTCTGATTGCTCTCCTTACAGACTTGAACTTGCTTACTGCTTCATAAGTTCTTAGGTGAAGAATACCTTTTCCATAGAAATCTCCCACAATATCTACTCTATTCTTCTCCATATAATCCTTGAACTCCTCTTCACTCATCAAGGGTCTCTCTATTGTCTTCTGCTCTTCCATTTCCATAATGTTTTTATCTAAAGTAGATTAATACAAACTGACCATTTTCTTTAAGTAGAGAAACTATATCCTCTCTCTTAATTCCTTCCTCATTGGCTGACCTTACAATACCTCTGATTGTAGTATCAGTTAATGCAGCCATAACTTGATGAACCTCTGAACCATTGGTCTTTTTGGTCCTTGTCATCTTTGCCTTTTCTATCTCTTCCATATTATCTAAATTAGTTGCGGAGGGTGGACTCGAACCACCAACACAGTATTACTGCTTCTCAAGGTTATGAGCCTTGCATGTTTCCATTACACTACCCCACGATGTATATTTGAGCAGATAGTGGGAATCGAACCCACACATTAACATTGGAAGTGTTACATACTAACCTTTATACTATACCTGCATTTGAGTAGATAATCAGATTTGAACTGACCCCTTGACATTGGCAATGTCATATGCTAACCACTAACACCATACCTACATTTTGAGCCTCTGAAAGGACTTGAACCCTCAACCATCTGAGTACAAAACAGGTGCTCTACCATTGAGCTACAGAGGCAATTGGTACTCCCACTGGGAGTTGAACCCAGACAACCATTGCTGATTGACAGATTTTAAGTCTGTTGTGTCTACCATTCCACCATGAGAGCATCTCTTGTCAATAAGGTCTTATATCACATAAGTGGAATAAGTAGTCATACTTATTGATATTCTGAATAAAGGTCTCACACTCAGATGTTATACCTTTATAAACAGTCTCTTGAGGAATCTTATCATAAAATGCAAGAGTAGCAGACTTAACTTCACTAATAAAGTCAAAAGCATTCAGTGCATCACTTGGAGTTCCCTTGATAGCATTAGGTTGCATTTTACCAAGTATTCCCATATATCCTTCTGCAAGACCATCCTGATAGTCTGACAATATATCAAGGAGCTCATCAAGATATACATGGATATTCTTCTTAGGTGCTGCCCAATGCAAGTTCTTACACTTAGTCTTCCAACCTTCAAGTTGATTTAAGAAGTTAATAAAGAACTGAGAACCAGATACTTCTGTACTTCTGCTTGATTCCATTGGAGTAAATAGGCTATCTTCTTCAAACATATTCTCTTATTTTGATGTTGCAAAGTTAAGCAAAATAATTGGAACTACCAAATATTTTCCTAACTATTTTCAAATTATTTTTAGTACCCTCTAAGAGACTCGAACTCTTACACTACTATTACTTCATACTGGAGCCTAAATCCAGCGTGTCTACCAAATTCCACCAAGAGGGCATTATAAGTACTCCTGAAGGGATTTGAACTCTTACTCTTTTTCAAGCTCTTGCTTTTGAGGCAAGTGTGCCTACCAATTCCACCACAGGAGTATATAGTGGGTACTCAAAGAATCGAACTTTGTTCTAAGGATTTTCAGTCCTCCGCAATGTAACCATACCTGCCCAGCACCCATAAGACTTATTTGTGTCTCTACCCACATCACCTTCCATAAGTCAAGGACAAAGATTTCTATTGAAGTGGGAGTAAAAGGACTCGAACCTATTGTGTTTCTAATGTGCCAGATTTACAGTCTGGTGCCCATCCACCATCTGAGCAGTACTCCCATATATATTTATTACTCACTCCAACATCAAAGGAACTATATTCCAACTGGAATAGTTCCTGTAGGTGTCCAAGCATAAGTCTTAGCAGCTTGTCTAAAGTATGCTTTAGCACCTCTCTTAATTAATGAAATAACCTTTCTCATAACATTAAAATTTGGAGTTAATAATATGTTATGTTCCCCCATAAGGAATTGAACCTTACTCTCAGGATTAAAAGTCCAGAGCATCCACCATCAATGCTTTGGGGGAATATTTGCCAAGGTTGAGGTTGTGCTCCCACAAGGACTTGAACCTTGAATCCCCTGTTTAAGAGACAGGTGCTTTAACCAATTCAGCTATAGGAGCATAAGACTTGGAGGTGAGATTTGAACCCACGAATCAACAGATTTGCAGTCTGTGCCATTAAACCACTCTGGTACTCCAAGATAGTACTGGCAGAGGGGCTTGAACCCACATGCAACCTATTACCCTTTCTACTGTGTATAAGACAGAGGGGATATGCCAGTATATTGGGGTGTTAGATGGGATTTGAACCCATGCCATAAGGAGCCACAATCCTCTGCTCTACCTGACTGAGCTACTAACACAGTGCTGATGGAAAGACTCGAACTTTCAACTACTGCCTTATGAGAGCAGCCTTCTACCATTGAAGTACATCAACTAATACTCTTCTTGACCAATGTTGGGATGGTGAGAATTGAACTCACCTGTAACCAACTACTCTTTCAACTGCTTATCAGACAGAGGAGATACATCCCAATATAGCTGAGAAGGTAGGAATTGAACCCACAACTGCTGGTTTTGGAGACCAGTGTTCTACCAATTGAACTACTTCCCAATTACTTAGTTGCAGGTAGTGGATTTGCACCACTGGTCTCCCCATTATGAGTGGGGCAAGATTACTACTTCTCCAACCTGCTAAAACATCAAATCATTGATTACTTCTCCTTATTGCACTCAGAGAACTTTCAGAAATGATGGCATCAAGTATTGCAAGCTACTTGACTGAACTTCTTGCAAAAGTTCTTGCGGGGAAGGTAGGACTCGAACCTACTCTCTTCTGATTAACAGTCAGTAGCTTGTACCATATAAGCTCCATCCCCATATGTTGCTCCTATTAGAATCGAACTAATGACCTTTTCCTTGTAAGGGAACTATTCTAAACCACTGAACTAAGGAGCATTGATAGGGTAGTTTCTTTAACCTCTAACTACCCAAAAGAGGGTCCAAGCAAAAGCTCAACATTATGAAAACATGAAAACATAGTGTGGACCTTGTGAGATTTGAACTCCTCTAAAACATTGCAAATGTCTTGTGCTAACCTGATTACACTACAAAGCCCATTTAAGTATGGGTACTTGGACTCGAACCAAGGACAACTGGCTCCCAAAGCCAGCATTCTACCTACTGAATTACACCCATATATTGCGGAGAGCAGTGTACTTGAAACACATACCATTGCTGGTACAATCTGTTTAGCAGACAGTCCCTAAGACCTCTTAGGTTTACTCTCCATTTTCCTTCACCAATATGTCAAAGAACACCTATTATTGCGGAGAGATGAGGTCCCGACCCCCAAGCATTTTACTGCTCAATCTGTTTTCAAGACAGTTCCCAGTCCCACTGAGTTACCTCTCCATTTGCCTACCTACCTCTGTAGGATAGGACTTTAGTAGATTAAAAGTGGGTTAGCAGGATGTGGGAGAATTGAACTCCAATCTCCTGATTGACAGTCAGGCACATTAACCACTATGCTACACACCCTAAATTGTAGAGCTATTGGGAATTGAACCCAAATTTCTGCCTTGAGAGGGCAGTTACCTAACCATTAGTAGATAGCTCCATTTATTTGTATTGGGTATGGGACTTGAACCCATAATCTCCACATTGAAAGTGTGGTGACTTAACCACTTCATCTAACCCAACATTTAGTACCCTCTATAGGAATCGAACCTATATTCTAAGTTTAGAAGACTCATGTACTATCCATTGTACTAAGAGGGCATCTTCTCTATTACTATTGTTACCCCAATAAGACTCGAACTTATGTTACAGGAGCCAAAATCCCGTGTAATAACCAATTATACTATGGGGCAATAAAAAAGGAATGTTACCTTAAAACAACTGGTTAAAGTAACATTCCTAATAAATGGAAATTTCCTAAAACCAATTTTCCTTAATTGCACTGCAAAGGTAAGCAAAATATTTGAATTGTGCAAGCTTTTCTCCAATTATTTTCAATTCAAGTATCATTTTCTTGTCTTGAAGGAGTAAAGTTAGGCTTGATTTTAGGTCTTATCTATATTCTTTCAAGTAATTCCTACTAACTTGTTAGCCCAAGATTCAGTATAAAAACTGTAGTAGTTCCATTTAATTCCTATCTTACTACATAGGTAATGTACTATGTTATGTAGTAGTGATGGGATTCCTATTACTATCAAATATAGTGGACCCAATATATCAGATTGCTTACTATGACCACATTCATGTTGAATGGACTTTTGTGATGACATAGGATTCACAAAGAGATAATCTCCTAAAGATATGGCTGAAGGTAGAGTAATATTCACTATAATAGTGTTACCATCTGCCTTACCTTCTCTATATGCAGCTTGACCCAATACACCCTCTATACATAGAGCAAGTATATTCTGTGGAAACTGCCATAACCATTTAATAGAATCCTTAATGTAATTACCTATCTTCTTCATTATTGTATATAGTAATATCCCTGAAGCTTTGTTATGGCTTCATAAGAGTTATTTCTAATCTCCTTTTTAACTACTAACTTCATTAGACCAGTTCTTGATTATACCCCTATAGCATGATTCCCTGTGCCTTTTCTCAGGTGGATGTGCTCATGCAATCTAATTTATATAGTAGCAATTTTAGTAGTATTGGGGACAACCTCCTCTCTATGTAAGTGTGAGAGTACTAACCCAACTTCTGACCCATTACTTTTTAACCTCATGGGTGAAAGGTTAATCCACCATTAACCTCTACTGGGATGCAAAGGTAGATAAAAGTTTTGATATATGCAAATATATAAATGAAAAATTTATAGGAAAAATAATTTTCTCTTTTTTTTTCTGCCTTTCCCACCTTTCTAATTAGTATAGGGGTGATTTTGACCCCCCCCCCTATCCACTTTCTAATTTTTTTTTTCTAATTTTTTTTTTTCTAATTTTTTTTTTCTGTGATATTTTTATGAGGGGTGGTTACACCAACCACACCCTCCCCATCACTTAGCCCAAGGGGGTCCTACCCCCGTAGCTAAAACAATTTTATTATTAACAAATTAACATTTTACCATTATGGAAAAGAATCTTATTTTCAATGACACTCTCACAGTTGAGCAGTTCAAGGCACAAATGAATGTATCACACATTGATGTGAAGAAGAATCCCAAGACAGGCAAGCTGTTCTTTACCTATGGAGCAAAGACAGGTGCAGTTGCAGTCAAAGGCATTCCAGCTCATCCTATGCTCAGCAATGTCACTGGCTCTGATGGTATCTCATTCTGGCTTCTTCATGAGGAAGGTCAGGGAGGTGCACCTGTATTGGCAAGCTTCTAAGGGATTGCAGGCTTTATGCCTGCTTTCCTTTTTATTTCCTCTAAGCATTAATACAATTTTCATTTAGTTGTAATAGTGTTTAGTCACTTGAATATTAATAGTTTAATTCCTTGAACATTAATAGTTTCTATGTGTAAAAGTTATATGAGTAAGCATTAATATGCTCTTAGTATAGCTCCAAGATATGTTACACATTATATTATATGTAATAGGATTTAACTATGTTAGTGATTAGAGTGAGATGAAATGTGCTCTATTTACATCTCTTCCTGACAAGAGGATTAGAGAGGTAAGTAGAGTGTTTAGAAGTTCAGTACATTGGGTAAGTAGGATAGGATAATAGAGTGTGGAATACACTTTATGTCCTATCTTCCTTGTTTTGTGTTGAATGTAACTTGTTGATTTATTGAGAGTTAATGGAATAGACTGGCATTATAACCCATCCCCACAAATACCTCTCATTGAAACCAACAATTAGTAGAACAATCATCCAATAATGTATGACTGTTTTTACTGTTACAGTTTATATGCAAAACTACACTCTAACAAGCAAACAATCAAACAAACACATATTAATTGTTGTTAAATCTCATATAATGAAGAACTTGATGTATATGTATATACTTTTGTTAGACCTTATGATGATTAAACTATGGCAAGAAAACATACATATCACCGAGAAAACTGTGATTGTTTCATAAGAGAAGTCATAGTAGATGTCTATGGGAGAACAATAGTTCTGGGTGGACAACATGCCTTTGAATATAGTATAACTGTTATATCAATTACTGGTAGAATAGTTGTTACTAACTTCAAGAATGGTAAAGAAGCAAGAAAAGAGTTCTACAAATATAAAAGAAAGAAGTGATGGATTTATTCATATACTTATTAGTAGGCTTACCATTAAACCTACTCTATCTTTATATCATATTTGATGCAGTAAATGGAGATAACAAATGAAATACATTCTATTATTACTATCAATTATGGTATGTTCTTATGGACCACAGGAGCCATTTGAAGAACAGAGAGAAACAACAAAAGTAGATTCAAGTTATTATTTTAGAAATATGGCAGAATTAGAACTTGAAACACAGCAAGTGGTAGAAGAATCCATTGCTTGTGACTATGGTAAACAGTTTATATGTCCTAACTGTGGTGAGCCTTTTGATGGACATGAGTGTGAAAATTGTAAATACACAGAAGAAAGATGAAAAGATTCAAGCTTATACTTAAAGGAGTGTTACTATGGGTAACAGCCTTTGCAGTTATACTCTTTATATCAGGAGTAGATAGCATTTATGACAATGGATATTTTATACACTCAATCATTGTATGTGTAGTATTATGTTATACTTGCTATAAGCTAATATCTGAAGAGGAATTTGAAATATTGACTCTCTATAAATGGTTTAACAAAATAACAGGAGAAGAATCATGCGAACAATAATTGTAGTTTTCACAGATAGGAAGGTATCTCTCAATGAGGTATCTTCCTACAAGAAGTATAAATTCTTGTGCAACTATGATACTGTATCTCTTTATGATATGGTAGAAGACCCAAGATATACTGGTAAGATGATGGTAGTAGGGTTTACTTGTGATACTGATAGAGTTCAGCAAGGAATAACATTGAAAGACATCTATATTACCAAAGTAAATGGGCAAGTTATCAATCAGCCTGCTGGATTGGTTTATGGTAGCTTAGCAGGAAGTGATTTTGACATTGACAAACAAAGAACAAGCAACATGGAAGAGAAAAGAAACATTAAGGTAACACTTGAACAGGCAATGGAGTGGTATAATAGTGGTAATAGTACATTGCATACACTGGCACTGAGTGCATATACTGAGGATGAATTAAAGTTCAATCTCAAGTATATCAACAGCAAGGTATGCAATACATGCTTCTGTGCCAGTGTTCCTGCTAATGAAGCAGAGAAGTATAACACACTTGCAGACTTGGCAATCATTGCTAAGTTCTTCAATGGCTCTTGGAAGAAAACCACAAACAATACAGGATATTTCCTTGGCAATTTCAATGCTGGATATGGTCCTGTAGTTGATACTTGCAATGGTGTTGGTGTATATCAGCACAATACTGTACAGTATGCAGGTGTTGTGTATTTCAGGAATCAAGAAGATGCAATCAAAGCAGTCAAGATTTTGGGTAAAAGAGTAAAGAGTCTATTTGACTAATAGAATTAAATTCATAACAAATACTGCTGGTCTGTGAAGATAGGCAGTATAAATACTCTCATAGTTCAGTGGATAGAACAACTCTCTCCTAAAGAGTAGACACAAGTTCGAGTCTTGTTGGGAGTACTAAGGTATTTACTCATATAAGGTAATTTGATTGTTTTTAGGTAAAGGATTTTTAGTTCGGGCAATAGCAATATTGCTACAGGAGGCTGGTATGTGAATATAGGTCTCCTTTTTAGGAATTATCAGGGTATAGTGCAAACTATACCCAAATGTCTCCATAGCTCAATTGGATAGAGCAACAAGTTAGAAGTAACATGGCTCCTTAGCTTAATGGATAAAGCAACTGCCTTCTAAGCTGTAAGTTGTGAGTTCAAGTCTCACTGGAGATACAATGGTGGATTTAGCTCACTATTTCTACTAAGCAGTGAAACCTGAGGAGAAGCAAAATGTGATGCTGGTAGGTAAGCTACTATTTCTTGTTTTAGCTTGCACTTTGTTCTTAGAAAAGAATCAAAGCAATAGGAAAATTCATAAAAACATTATATCTCAATGGAAAAGAAATAAGTAGTAAAATGCGCAGCCAGCATTGTGCCTATGTATCTAACTGGTCATAGGTGCATGCTGGTACTACTTCATGGGGCATGATTGGTTTTGACTACTGATTATTTGGTAAGAGAACATGTAAAGACTGATGGAAAGACATCAAAACAATAACTGACAACACTTATAAAGTTGCAGCCTAAATAGGCTAAGCAGCACTTGCTTGGAAACAGAAAGGTGCAAAATAAGAGGTTATGTTACAGACTGAGGATTCAGTAGTAGAAATACTTGCGCATATTAAATTAGCTTAAAGTGGCTATGCCTTTAAAAAGATTTCCCTGTTAGATTAAATAGGGTGGTGGAACTGTTGTCATCCAGACAATCCCAGTGGGTAACTGACCACATTAAAAAGTAGTAAGCATGTGTAATTCTTTTATTAAAGGTTGGTAAGACAGGGGTTCGAGTCCCCTATGCTCCACAAAACAATCTTAGTATTAACTAAAAAAAAAGTATGTTTTATGTATTTAGGTGGACTATTAGGTATATTCTATAGGAATTGCCTGAAGGTTGAGGATATGATATTCTATCCTTTGTACAGTAAAGTGTTTGTACCTATGGTTAAGAGTGGCAATAGGTTCTTACATTTTATAGCATATCCATTAGGATTCTGCATCTATTGTAGTACCTTTTGGATAACCATGCTCATTCTTATACTCTTCTTGACAAGCTGAGATTCACTTCCTAAGTGGCAGGATATTGTAATAGGAACTATAGCAGCAGAAGGTGCAGCTCACCTGATAGTGTGTATAAGTTGCAGATTCTTAATACACAAACATCCTGACTTAGATAAGGATTACTTAAAACATTTACATGAATAACTAAAACAGTAAGATATGCAAAAGGATTTAGTTTTCTTCAAGAAGGAAGGTGAAGAAGGAGTAGCCCTCACTTCAACTTCAGCCAATCACATTGCTAATATGGCAAAGGAGTACATACAGGGTATGGAAACACAACTTAACAATGTGTCTTTCCTAAATGTAGAGGTTGGATTGATAAGTGCTAATGCACATAATGTCATACAAGAGGGTACATCAAGGGAGGTGTTAAGCTCAATACCTTCCATGCTTGAGAGTATTGCACAGGCAAAGTCACTCATAGCTTGGCTCAGGGAGGCTATCAAGGCTAAGAATGACTTGATAAATGGACTCCAGTCTGTCAGTCTTGATGACTGGTGCGAAGAGAATGGAGTGGAGAAACCACTGTCACCTGTGGCTCCTCATGTACTGACAGAGCAGGAGTATTATGCTTCTCTTCCTATAAAGGAGAGGAACAGATACTACCAGCTTGAGACTGTGGCTGCTGTAATAGGCAAGTACATACATCCTGATGGTGTATTGTCTGATGAGAGGAAGAAACTCAAGGATAGAATACAGCATCCTCATCAAGTAGATGGTAAGGGTAGAGATGCTCTTATCTATACCTATGAGCCTTCTGTAAGTGCAGAGGATGTAGACAATACTTTCTATGAGTTGCAGAAGAAGCACAGAGAGGTACAGGCTCAACTGAACTCTATGAAGCATGACTGTGAAGTGGCTATTGAAGAGTCTACAAACAAGTCTAACACAGGATATGCTGTGGCTTCAAGTGAGTATAGAGAAGCACTCAAGGCTATTATGCTTTCCTTCAAGACATGGAAGGATGCAAAGTCTCAAGAGTATAGCAAGCTGAAAATTGCTGTACCTAACTCACTGCTTGGTGTATATAACACTGTAAATTCATTAGGTAAGTAAATGTAGGTCTTAGGGTATTTACTCTTAACTGCATTGAATACACACAGTGGATGCTATTTGTGTAAATATAATAATGAAAATTATATCTGCAAAATATAATTGAGTAGTGCTTTGCCATTACTTATGACTGCCATTCCGAGAAATATTCTGCCCTATGAAGCTTGATTGTGGAGGGTTGTTCTTGCTTTGGATGGGATGGCAGGTTCTTGCTTTTGATATAGTCATTGTTATAGTTAGCATTTACTGTGTGTAACTTACTATTTTTATTCACTTTCTAAAAAAAAAAGATGAAAGAAAAAGAACAGAATCCACTTGAAAGAAAGTTGGATGAGTAGTCATTTGAAATGCTGCAAAAGCCATTAAAGGTGGCAAAGAGAATGGTAGTTTGACCTATGTTGAACTTGTTGAAAACTTGGTGGAAAGCTACAAAGGTAAGACAGTGCAAGCACCTGTTGAGGTGATTGTAACAAGTGCAATATTCTTCAATGCAAGAGAGTTGATGAGTATTATTGAGGTCTTAAAACATACTCTCCGCATTAAAATGGTAGAGGAGTTGAAAGAGGAGGCAGATAAGGGAGAGGCTACAGTAAGAGATGCAATGGCTGCTCTTATGCTTGCTGCAATTATGAAGAAAGAATCTGAAGAAGATTAATAAACATGAGTGAAATCAAATTAAGTCTGAGTATTGAGCTTCAAGGAAGCACAATGTTCAGCAAGGAGGAGTGCCTTAAAACAACTCAAAAGGTCATTACTACAAAGAATGGTAGAAAGAGAACAGTAACAAAAGTAGTTGAGGATTGGGACAAGATGAATAAGCACACTATAAGAGTGACTGATACAAATGGCACCAATCCAGAGATTATCACTTTCCATACAAGGAAGTGCAAGCCAGCTACACAGTCCCTGAACATAAGCAAAGAGGCTTATGAATATATGATTGGCAAGGATTCTTGTCCTTCATGGTCTAAGCCTAGCAAGTGGGCTGCAATGAGTGAAAAGGAAAGACTTGAAGCTCATTTGCAGAGAACAGTAGAACATCTTGGGGGTGCTTCTTACACTTATCAAGTGTTTGAGGACTAACTGGATATGTTTTCATAGTAAAGGACAAGGGTATTATCAATATCCTTATCCTTCTTTTTTTTTTACAACCTATAAATAAGCAGGATAAAACTAAGAGACTATGGGATATATTCCTAAATTTATACATTTTGACCATTTCATTACTGTAGAGTATCCATTTGGTGTTTATTGGAAGCATAGTTATATACAACAGAGTGCAGAAGCAATCTTCAATACATATAAAGAAGATATTGAGGAAGGTGCAAGCATTACTTTTGTAGCAAGAGGCACATCAGGAGCCATGATTGCAGGTGCTATGCTTAATGAGTTACACAACATTAACCCAACTACTAAGACCTATATCCTGATTGTCAGGAAGGATAGTGATACAAATGCTCATTGTTCTTCATTAAGAGGAATTGATGAGGTTGGTACCACGAGGTTTATAGTTGTGGATGACTTTATAGCATCAGGTGAAACCATTGAAGCAGTTATACAAGCCTTAGATGAACAGCTTGGGATATTTCCTCATCCTACTAATAAGTATGATATGCTTTGTATAAGTAACTTTGTTAGTGCAGAAACATTAAAGAAGAACTCATATAGTGATTACAGGAAATGGAAAGGAATTTGTTCAAGATTTGAATATGTAGTATGTTGCCCTAAACCAGAATAGCATGACAGCATTTAATGTGTTACTCCTCATTGTGCTATGTATTTGGGTTATTGTAATATATAATAAGTACTCTCCTAAGATTGATATAGTCACATCAAGGAATAGGCACATTGTACTATTATGGTATAACAAATGGTATTGGAATGGGGAGTGTAGGAGAACTTACATAAAACTGTTTGAAGTATGATAGAATTTACACTTAATAGAAACAGGAATGGAAAGAAATCAAGATGGGCTAAAAGGTACCCAAGGAAGAGGATACTGAAGAGAGGTAGTGAAAAAGCTGCTGGATGGTATTTTCACAATTAGTATGATGATGGCTATCATTATTTTCATGGAGATTTACATAAGTTCCTGTTAAAGAATGTAGGCAGACCAGTAGATAAAGTATTTTCTGAGTTCTTGCAAAGGAGGAATGTAAATGCAAGTATTAAATTTAGTAAGACCAAAGGAGAGTGATATTAAGTATGAAATCATTCAGTTTCCAGATGGTGAGCCTCATATTGTCTTAAATGGCATTGATAGAAAGGATGATTTAACTGTAGTATGCAGGGTTTGTAATCCTACAGACTTATTTATCCTTATGCAGGTGGGTGATATTCTTAATAGACAAGGTATCTTGTTTGGCTTGGATATTGTCTATCTTATGAGGAAGTACAGAAAGGAGTTGAATGAGGTAATCAGAGGTACTCTGTATAACTATGTAAAGGATGCCTTTAGAATCCAGCTCAATAAGTTCACTACTGATGACATTGTAAGCAAGAGGGATAGTATTGAGAATGCTATTGAAAGGTATTTGACTCAGGCACTTGCTAAAGAGAACTTTCAGTTGGAGCAGCTAACCTCTGGTCTCAAATATCCTCAGACTATTGTAGAGTCTGTAAATGCCAAGAATAAGGCTATTCAACAGGCTATGCAGGTAGAGAATGAGGTTAAAGTGGCAGAAGCTCAGGCTAAGAAACTTATTGTAGCTGCTGAGGCAGAGAAGAAAGCCAATGAGTTGAGACAACAGGCTCTTACTCCTGCAATTCTTGAGAAGATGTGGATTGAGAAATGGGATGGTAAATTGCCTGTATATGGGCAGGTTCCTACAATCTTTAAGGATATTAGCAAATGATGTGGGTTATTGCTATATTGATAATCATCTTGACATTGAGTATCTTAAAAGATACTCATGTTGAGGTGTATTGCAGGTATTGTAGTTTTGCCAAATTGGAAGAAGAGTATGATGCTGCAATTCCATTATGGGTGTTACTTATTATAATTGTACTGGGCTTACTGCCTATAGCTAATATTATCCTGTTTACTGCATTCATCATATACTATGCAATCCATGCAGGATGGAATCCTAATGAGTGTGAAGGCTATACTCATGTATTCTCACTGAGGGGAGAAAATATTGTCACAAGAGGACTACTAAAGGTTAAGAATCTATTATGTAAGAGGGTATGAAACAGAGAGTATTCAACATACTCATCTCCTTTGCAGTAGGAGTACTTGGGGTAGTACAGGTACTACCCTACTTGAAGGGAGATGAACCACCTGAAATAAAGGTGGTACACATAATTAATGAGGAGCAACCAGACTTCTTTAGTAAATCACCTCAAGAAGGCTTGATAGAAGCATTGGAATATTATAAGGTCAAACATCCTCAGATAGTCTATGCACAAGCTGTACTTGAAACTGGTCATTTTAAGTCAGACTTATGTCTGAATGGTAATAACCTATTTGGATTGTATAACAGCAAGAAGCACAGGTATTATACATTTGACCATTGGACTGAGAGTGTGGTTGCATATCTTGACTATGTGCAATATAGATACAAACCTCCGAATGATTACTATAAGTTTTTATCAGACATAGGGTATGCAGAAGACCCTAACTACATTAACAAACTAAAAGGAATTGTAAGTAGAAATGACAAGAGAAGAAGTGAATAACTTGGCTTTGTCTAAGATAGATAAGGCTAAGTACTTGATACTTGAGTTGATAACTGGAATGGGTAAGACCAAGGTAGCAATAGACCTCATTAATCATATATGTGATAGGGTATTCAGGAATGATGAAAGCCCTACTACTATACTTATCCTTGTGGCAAAGACTGTGCATAAGCAGACTTGGAAGGATGAGATTGAGAAATGGGGAGGTATCAAGTCTGACTATATTACCATTGAATGCTATGAGTCACTAAAGAACTATAAGAACTCATACTTTGATGTAGTAGTGGCAGATGAGATGCAGCATTTATCAGAGGCAAGAATTAGTGTATTGGAGACTATCCATATCAATGAGTCTTTCATTGGACTGTCTGCAACTATTAAGAGAGACATGAGAGATTATTTCATCTACAACCATAAGGCTGAGGTCATTAAGTGTGGTCTCAAGGAAGCTGTAGAAGATGAAGTATTGCCTGAATCTACAGTATATCTACTGCCTTTGACTTTGGACACTACTAATTATACCTATAAGGTTAAGAAGTTTGGTCGTGATATAATCACTACTCAGAAAGGTTGCTATGATAGTATCTCTTCACTTATAGAGTGGTACAAGAATAAGTACTTTAACTCAAGAAATGAGAGGATAAAGAACTTATGGCTTTCAACAGCAGGCAAAAGGCTGAAGTGGTGTGCTGAACAGAAGGAAGCCCTTGTACTATCTCTTCTTGACAAGTTCAGGAATTACAAGACTTTGACTTTCTGTAGTAGTATTGAACAGTCAGAGAGGTTAGGTAAATACAATATCACCTCGAAGAATAAGGCTTCAGTAAAGAACCTTGAGATGTTTAATCTTAACAAGATTAAACATATTACTGCCTGTAATATACTCAATGAAGGTGTGAACTTGACTAATTGCAGGATAGGTATATTCTGCAACTTGAATAGTTCGGAGATTGTAGTAAAGCAAAGAGTTGGTAGAATACTTAGACACAAATCTCCTATTATCATCATACCTTATTTCAAGGATACAAGGGAGGAGGAACTTGTGCAGAAGATGATAGAGGAGTACTCTGAGGATTCTATCATTAGTGTTAATAGTATTAATGACATTAAGCTATGACAATTTGTTTAAGTAAAGAAGGATGCCAGAAGAACAACATTAGTCTTGCTGAGGCTCTCTTGATGCTTGCCATCCATAATAATGCTGACCTTGATGCAGCTCAGAAGGAGCTGATTAAGAAGGGCTATATAACTGCTAATAGGGATGACTTATTCCAACAGATTGGATGGAGACTTACTAATAAAGGCACTGAGGTAATAGATTCTGTGATTGTGGATTCTGATAAGAAGCAGGAACCTAATGACAGGTTAATTCAGTTGGCTACAAGGCTCAAAGAGATATTTCCTAAAGGCAAGAAAGATGGCACTAACTATTATTGGGCAGATGGAGTAGCTTTGATTGTACGAAGATTAAAGTTATTCTTCAAGAAATATGGAAATACTTATACTGATGAGCAAATCATACAGGCAACCAGTAAGTATGTGGAAGGTTTCAATGGAAACTATACATATATGAGGTTATTAAAGTATTTCATATTCAAAGAGAAAGTTGGTGCTGCTGGTGAGGTTGAGGGAGACTCAGAATTGATTAGTTACATTGAGAATGCCGACCAGACAGATAGCCTTAAAAATGACTGGACATCTACATTAAATTAAGATATGGAAACATTTAAGACTATACATGAATATCCTAATTATTTAGTATCTGACTTAGGCAATATACTATCTATTAGAGGTGGTAGATTGCTCAAACCCTATAAGTGCTCAAATGGGTATCTGCAAGTCAAACTTACAAATAATGGATGTACTAAAGGTGAATTAGTGCATAGGTTGGTGGCTAAGGCTTTTATACCTAATCCTAATAACCTTGCACAGATAAATCACAAGGATGAAGATAGGACCAACAATAGAGTAGATAATCTTGAGTGGTGCGACCAGTCATACAATATGAATTATGGCACTGGCAATTTGAAGAGAAGGGAGAAGCTTGAGCACAGAGAATCTCCTTGGAACTCAAAGAAGGTCTTACAATTCACATTAGAGAATGTATTGGTCAGAGAATGGAATAGTACAATGGAGATAGAAAGAGTTTTAGGTTACAAGAACACTAACATAGGCTTATGCTGTAGAGGTAAATCTGCACGGGCTTATGGGTATGTATGGAGGTATAAATCAATATGAGTAGATTTAAGCAAGTAATGGGAAATCTGAGGTTAAGGAGGGAGAGAGTTCTTAATGGACTTTATAATTGTATTCCTTTCCCTTTTCCAAGGTTTAGAGCATGGGTTCCAGGCATTGAAACTGCTAAGTTCATAGTGGTGACTGCCAATCAAAAGGTAGGTAAATCAAAGCTCTGTGATTACCTGTTTGTATATGAACCATTGTTCTTTATATTGGAGCATCCTGAGATGAGAGTTAAGGTTCTCTACTTTACTTTGGAGATGAGTCCAGAGGAAAAGTATAATGAGTTCTTGTGTCATCTATTGTTTAGATTGGATGGAATAGAGGTATCTCCCACTGAACTGAAAAGTACAGATAGAGACCATCCTATTGATGAGAAGATTCTTGAATTACTTGAATCTGATAAGTATCAGAGATATATCAGGGCATTTGAGGATATGGTTGAGTATATTGATGACCAAAGGAATCCTACAGGAATCAATAAGTACTGTAGGGACTATGCCTTAACTCATGGACATCTTAACTTCAAGAAAGGTAAGAGGAAAGACCCTATCACAGATGAAATCATAGATGCAGATGTGGTAGACAATGACAATCCTTATACCCCAGATGACCCAGAGGAGAGGAGGATAATCATCATAGATAATGCCTCAAATCTATCTCTTGAAAGTGGATTGAAGAAGATGGAAACTATTGATAAGATGAGCAAGTATGGTATTACTCTCAGAAATCAATTGAAATTCATCTTTGTGTTGATTCAGCATCAAGCACAAGCTCAAGAAGGTATTGAGAACCAAAAGCTGAATAAGCTTAAACCATCTTCTGATGGTCTTGCAGATTGTAAGACTACTACCAGAGATGCCAATATGGTTATAGGTCTCTATAGTCCATTCAAGTATGGACTAAGAGAGTATGAAGGATATGATATAACCAAGTTCAGGAACCATATAAGGTTCATGGAGGTGATTGAAGATAGAGACTATGGAGCAAATGGTCAAATCTGTCCTTTATTCTTTGATGGTGCGGTGAGTACATTTTATGAACTCCCAAGACCTGATGATAGAGAAGCATTACAGAGAGTATATAACTATATGGAATCAAGGAAGAGCAAAACTGCTAAGACTTTCTTTAGTTATGGAATAAATAAAATGAATAGAAAGTTGCACAGGTGGAAAATATTTCATAAGTTTGCAACCCTTTTCAAGTAAAAGTAACACTATAAAACAAAAACAATGGCAAAGATTTTAGTTTTGGCTAAGTCAGGCTTTGGAAAAACCACTTCCTATTGTGGTAGGGAGAAGTTAGGTATTAAGGGGCTTGACCCAAAGGAAACTTATGTTATCCAGTGTATTGGTAGGGGTGTTCCTAACCCTAACTTCAAATTGATTGAAGGCAACATTGGAGTGGAGAATGTAGGTAAGCCCACACAGAAGCTTGTAAATGCAAATGCCCTTGCCACAGGAAACAGAGTACAGGTAGATAGTCTTACAGGACTTGACAGATTTGCAGCAGTTGCAGAGATTGTCAATATAATGAAGAAATCACCTTATAAGAATGTTCTTATAGATGATATGAACTATCTTGCTCAGGATTTCTATATGGCAAATGCCATGAAAGGTGGGTGGGATACTCCTAAGCAGATTGGCTATGGAATGGGTCTCATCTTTGATGCTTTCAAGGGATTCCCTGAAGATAAGAATATCATTTGTTGTGCCCATTATGAAGAGTATAAGGACAAGAATGGTGATTCCATTTCATATAAGTTCAAGACCACTGGAAAGATGGTTGATGACTATATTACTCCTGAGGGTAAGTTTGATATTATCCTCTTTGGCAAGGTAGGATATGATGCAGAAAACAAGAGACCTATCAAGCACTTTGTCAAGGAGTTTGATGGAGAATATCCTGCTAAAGACAGTCTTGGTGCATTGGATGACCTTCCTGATGAGATTCCTAATGATTTGTCTATAGTAGTAGACAAATTGAGGGAGATTTATGGATAGAAATGAGACTGTAAGAATATCAAGGTTGGCTGCCTTTGGTGGACTTACTGAAACTGATGTCAATATGGTGTTGATGCAATACTGCATAGAACAGGGCAAGCCTTACTATGAGACTGCCCCGTTTATAACACATATATTAAGGGATAGGCAATTAATGGCATATTGCTTTAACTTTGCATTAAGTTTCTATGAGAGAAAGTTCACAATATATAAGCTATGGAGTGCTCCCAATCCATTAAATAACATGGGGCAAGAAAGAAAGTTATTACAAATCTTTTAATAGTAAGAAAATATGGTTGAGGAATGGAAAGATATAAAAGGATACGAAGGAATATACAAAATATCTAATTTAGGTAAGGTTGTAAGAATTAAAGGTTCTCAAGAGCACTCAATGAAGATATGGAACAATGGTAGATACATGGAGATTAGACTTAGTAAGGGTGGTAAATCTACTCATTTTACTTTGCATAGACTCCTTGCTGTGCATTTTATTCCTAATCCTAATAATCTTCCATTTGTAAATCATATAGATGAAAATAAATTAAACAATAGTATAAACAATCTTGAATGGTGTACTCAAGCTTATAATACTAATTATGGTGAAGGAATAAAGAGAAGAGTACAGAGCAGATTACTTAGTGGTGAGGGTAGACACCCTATAATAGTTTTAGATGAACTGTCAGGTATAGAAACTACTTATCCAACAATTAGGGACTGTATAAAATCTCTTCATATAACTGCAAGAACCATATACAAGTATATAGACACAGGTATATCATACAGGAATAAAAAGTCCAATTATTATGAGTAAGACATTAACAGTAAGACAGTTTGCAGGTGTAAAAAGAATTGCACAGAATGTTAATCCTTTGGTAGTGAAGAAGAATAAGATTGCTGCCAAGATTGATGAACTCAATGCAGAGTACAATGCTCTGACTGAGGAGATTGAGGGACATGAGATGGGTGTCAAGGCTTTGACAGGTGGTCTCACAAGTGAAGACTTGGTTGTCAAGAAGGTAGAAGATACTGGCAAGGTTGATAAGGATGGTAGACCTATTAAAAAAGTTGATTATATCCCCAATCCTAACACACTAGTATTTAATGAAGGAACTAGAGTATATGAAATTCATATAGAAGAGCCTACTATTGACAATGTTGCTCCTGAGACAGTAGATGATACTGAGAAGGCACCTGAGACAGAAGTAAAGACTGGTGAAGAGGCTCCTTTTGACCCTACTAACCCCTTCAATGGTGGCACAGAGGCTGGTGACAAGCTGCCTTTTGAAGATTAATCAGAAGAATTAGGGATATGGAAAGTTGGATAGAAGTAATTGATGGATACAAGGTATCAAATCTTGGGGAAGTTTATAGCACAAGGACTAATAAGGTACTAAAGAAACATACTGATAGGTATGGATACTTATATGTTGGAGTGTATATAAATGGGAGGTTGAAGTTTAAGAAGGTACATAGGTTAGTTGCCAAAGCCTTCCTTAGTAATTATTCTGATGACTTACAAGTAAATCATAAGAATGAGGATAAGAAAGACAATAAAGTGGAGAATCTTGAAATGTGCAATAACAGATATAATTGTAATTATGGCAGCAGAAAGAATGTTTTGTCCAAAGCAGTTATACAAGAAACCTTAGATGGAAACTTTGTCAAAGAATGGGCTTCCACAAGAGAAATTGAGCAAACACTTGGATTCTCAAATACTTCTATCTCTGCTTGTTGTAGAGGATTTGCCAAGGATTATCATTCTGGTAAAGTATATCCTGTGCATCAAGCATTTGGTTATAAATGGAAATATAAAAATAATGAATAACATGAATAAGAAAAAAGTTGGATATGCTTTTATGGCATTTAGTAAAGGAACAGAGAGTAAAGAAGGCAATGCAGTAAAGAGATATACAGGTGTAGCTCCTGTATTTGTTTTGGCTGTAAATCCTAACAAAGCAGAGCTTGAGAAACTGTATAATACCCAGCTTGAAAATGAGCCTGAGTATTTGAGTGAAGTTGAGGTAGGTGAAGACAAGCATAAGGTACAGAATGTCAGACTTGACTTCATTGTTAAGACTGATGCTGAGAAGTGTGGTGGTGTTGAGTTTACTACTAAGGTGGCATTCTTCATCAGAAAGGAATACAGATACAATAGAGACCAGACTAAGGTACAGGTAATTGATAAGTATGGTAGAACTGCTTGGGTTACTGTAGAGCAAGCTAAGGCACATGAAATTCCTGTATATAAGAATGGTCCTGCCAATATTGATAAGGACTACAGACCTGCTTATCATGGTGAGGAAGAGCTTACTAACTTCATCAAGGCATACCTCAACATTCCTAATGTAATGAAGTATGTCAATAATACTTGGGTTATGGTAGACAAACCTGAGGATTGTGAAGCAAGACTTGAGAGCATTGCTGAGTACTTCAAGGGTAATTTCAAGGAGCTGAGAGATGTTATTGCATTGCAGCCTAATAACAAGGTTAAGGTATTGTTTGGTGTAAGAACCACTGATGATAACAAGCAGTATCAGGCTGTTTATAATCAGATGTTCTTGAAGAACAATATCACTGACTACAGTAAGTTGGATGCAGACTTGCAGGAAAGAAAGGCTGCTGGTGCATATCCTACTACTGAGTTCACTGTGGGTGACTTGAAGGAGTATGATGTAGAATCTACAGACCTCAGTAACTCTGGTGCAGCAGGTGATATGCCTTTCCCTGCTGGTGATACTGCTGGTGGTACACCTTGGGATTTTGGTAAGTAAGTAGTAATTTCTAAAAAAAAAAGCAATGGCAATCAGCAAAGGTAAATCTTCTGTGAGCCTTGATGATATTCTAAGTAAAGTGACAGAAGCAGACATTCTGTCATATTACTTAGGAGTCACAGAGGTTCCAACCATCATAAATAGTCCTCTTAGACAGGACAGGAGACCTTCTTTTGGTCTTTATTCTACTGATGGTAGAAGAATATTTTACACAGATTTATCCACGAGGGATAGAGGAGGTCTGTTTGACCTGCTTGGTCATATGTGGAACTGTGGTTATAAGGAAGTTCTAACAAGGATTAATGAGGACATTTCAAAGTTCAGTGGTGGTGCCAATATTCATTCATATACTCCCTGTGCTGTAAGAAGTACAAGTAGTTACAACAAAGATACAGACTTGCAGTGCAAAGTCAGAGATTGGAGAGATTATGATATTGAATATTGGGCTTCTTATGGTATAACTTTGGAGTGGCTCAAGTATGCAGAGGTTTATCCCATATCTCATAAGATTGTCATAAAGGATGGTCATAGATATGTATTTGGAGCTGATAAATATGCCTATGCTTATGTAGAACACAAGGAAGGTAAAGTTACCCTAAAGATATATCAGCCTTTCAATAAGGCTGGTTATAAGTGGAGTAATAAGCATGACAATTCTGTAGTAAGCCTATGGACTAAAGTACCTGAATATGGGGAGCAAGTATGTATATGCTCCTCATTAAAAGATGCTTTATGTCTATGGGCTAATACAGGTATTCCATCTCTTGCCATTCAAGGTGAGGGATATAGGATGAGTGATACTGCAATTAGTGAGTTGAAAAGAAGATATAAACAAGTCTTCATTTGCTTGGATAATGATGAGCCAGGATTGAAAGATGCCCAGAAGTTAGCTGAGGAAACAGGATTTACTAATGTAGTATTACCACCCTTTAATGAAGGGAAAGATATTTCAGACTTGTATAAGGCTAAGGGCAAAGATGAGTTCCTTAGAATAATCAAGCCTTTATTCAACTCTTCAAGACAAGAGGACAATGATTGGAATGATTTGCCCTTTTGTATAGATTAAATCATTTAAGTCCAACATTTATATAAAAAAAAAAGTGAAAACATGGAAGCAAGAAAAATTACAGTCGTACAGACTAAGAATCAGAAGAAAAGTGTTATTATGTCAGCAGCTACGACCCTTGCTGAGTTGAAAAGTGACCTGAGAGCCAATGGCATTGACTATGATGGTATGACCTTCTTTGAGGGCACATCAAAGGTTGAATTGAAGAATAATGCTTCAGTTCTGCCACATGATGTTCCTTATAAGGGTACTATCACAAATGAGTTGGTTTTCATGCTTACTAACACCGACAAGAAAATTAAAAGTGGTGCTGTTGCAATGAGTAGAGCTGAGGCATACAGTGCTATCAAATCTATGGGTTTGCAGGATGCTTGTGTAAAGAAGTTTGGCAAAAACTTCACTATGTGCAAGACTGCTGACCTTATTGCATTGATACAGAGCAATGGTGCTTCAAAGCCTGCTCCTGCTGCTCCTAAAGCTGAGGCTAAGGCTGAGACTAAGAAAGAGGAAAAGGTAGAAGCACCTGCAAGCAATGGTGGTGAATGTGTTGATACTATAGCAAGAGCTACTATTAGTAAGCTGGTAGAGATTCTTGAGGACAATGGCACAATTGAAGATTATGAGAAAGAGGAAGTGCTTGGTATTCTTGGAGGTGAAGTAGCTGTAGCTGCTGTACCATCTGAGGAATATAAGCCTAAGTCAGCTTCTCCTTACTCTGATGATGAGATTGATGATATGTTCGCAGAAATGGGTGTCAATTAACAAGGGTAAGTAACAGTAGGTAAGGAGGTTAGAAATGCCCCCTTACCTACTTTTTTTTTACAGTAATATGAGTGGAGAAACAATTAAATTAATTGAGGAGAAGATAGAAGAACTATATAACTCCTTGATGGACAGACCACTCCGAGTATTAAGCATATTCAATGATTTCTTTGGAGAGGACAAAGTTGATATGCAAGGATATTGGAGTTTGGACAAGTTCAAATCTTGGTTAAAGATAGAATCTTTGGCTACTTATATTCCTGATGGTAGTATTGCAGGCATGAGCAGTAATGATTGGAGCATGTTCAAGACATTTGCTATTACTGATTTACCTGAAAACCAAGTAGAAAAGGTTGTAAATGTGCTTACAAGCAGTACTACAGTAAAGGATAGGATTGGTAATGCCAAATTCAATGGTATATTCATCCTTGTGCATTTTCCTCATGTAAGGGTAACTAATGAGCATGATAGGTTTGTGGATATTAACCATCTATGGGCTAAGGTGAAGGTAATGTATAATGGCACATTAAATGGTGGATTTACACTTAACAGGTCAGAATATACTATGCTTCATATTAGTAGTGGGTATATGCACAGCCATATTAGTAACATTCCTACAAGTAACTTTGCTAATTTCCAGAGTCCTTGTACAGGTAGTGGTCCTATTAATGGTACTATCAGTGCCCTTAATAGAGATTATGATGAGGATATGTGGAATATGTTTTGTCTTGAATTAAGTAAGTATGTAACTGTAGAATCCATTGCTGGCAAACCTTATAAATATTTGGAAAAGTTAGGTACTAATAACATGGAGATGGGTGTGGGCAGGTTTGTTACATATCTATCACCAGACTACTATGGGGATGCTCTTAGTTCTGATAAGTTGAAGGAGTTTGTAAGAGGCTTTATCAATTCAAAGAAACTTAAATTCAATTATGTAAATGGCTCTTATTCTATTGGTATGTCACTTATTGAGTTTATTGTACTTATTAGCAATGAATTTATTAAGTGGTATAATGACCAGTTTAATAAAGAGGAGCTAACTGCCAAGTTTGCAGAATTGAAGAGGAAAGGTATCTTGAAAGAGTGTATCATAGATAATGGGAAGATTTACTATGATAAAGGTGGGAACAATGTAAATACCTATGCCCAATATATAGGCAAGAAGGTTTGCATATTCAAGGGAAGAGAGGTTACTATTGATATTACAGATATTGCTGAGGTAAGGAATGAGAATAAGAGTATAATTCTTAATACTCATACTGCACTATACATATTAGCAACAATACTTAAAGTGTTAAATTATAGATATGGAAGAAGTAAAGCAACCCACGAAAGTAATCAGCTTGGTACAGAAGTCAGGTACTTATAATTATAAGCTGATTATCCCAGCAGAAGTGGAGAGAAAGATAAGATTTGCCTGCCAAAAGGTGTGGAGTACTGAATGGTCAGGTACACTATTCTTTACACATGAAGGTTCATTTGAAAATAATGACCTTGTAATAAGATGTGTGGATATTTACATTATGGATATTGGTACTCAAGCCTATACAGAGTTTGATATGAATCCTGATGTGATAGCCTATATGTGTGAGAATCCTGAGCTACTTGATTGCCAAATGGGTCTTATACATTCCCATAACAATATGAGTACTTTCTTTAGTGGTACAGATACTGCAACACTGAGGGAAGAGGGTATAGATAGGAATAACTTTGTATCCCTTATTGTGAATAATGCAGGTACTTATACTGCTGCAATTACAAGGAGGGTTAAATCAAAGCAGGTCAAAGAATCTGTGTCTTATGAGTTCTTTGGTGATGGTGAAAAGCATGATACTAAGGAATATGTAAGTAGTGCAGATGAAATTGAATGGTTCTATCTTAAAATAGAGAAGGAAGGTGAGAATTATTCCTTTCCAGACATGGCAGCAAGACTTGAGGAAATCAAGCAAGCTAAAGCAGAAAGGGCAGAGAAAGCCAAGAAAGCTCAAACACCTGTATATCAAGGTGGCTATAAACCTGTTATTGCTAATTCCTATGGTACAAAGGCAGGTCCAGCAAATCTTGTCAAGAAGGAAGCTGATAAGCCTAAGGTAGTTCAGCCAACTCTCTTTGATAATGCAGATGACTTGCCATTTAAAGAGGGGTATGACATACCTTATGGTCATGTATCATTTGATAAGGTTACTTTGAAATCTCTTGTACTTCAATTGATTACAGGTAGTATTATCATTTCTAATGATGGTAAGATTGACATTACTAAATGGGCTAAGTCAATGCCTACACTGTATGAAAAGAGGTTTGGTAAAGGCAAAGTTGGCATGGATAATTTCAAGATATGGGCAGAGACCTATACAGAGTATCTGACATGGTATATAACAGATGAGAAATTAGAAGAGCTTGGCTTTGATGAAACAGAAATTTGTGCTATTTGTGCCCATGATATGATAGAGGAGCTTACAAAACTTCCTGAAAATGATTATATCAAAGGGTATATTGATGCACTTCAAAAGTATTTAGTATTATGACAAATAGTGAAATAGAAAACAGAGTAGCAGAATCTGAGAGAGCTTTAGAAGAAGCTATTGAAGAGTTCAACTCAGTAGAAGAGTATGAAGAGGCTCTTCAGAATCTTGATAGTGATTCACCTTTGATAGAGGAAGAACAAGCTATCCTTGACCAAGCTGTAGAAGATGTACATCAGGAGATACCTACAAACTCTGCAACTTTGCTTGTGGATGAAGCTACAAGTAGGTTTAGTTCTGCCATTTGGTATGAGAACATTCAGAAGAAGACTGTCATTTTGGCAGGTGTGGGTGGTATTGGTAGCTATGTAGGCTTCTTATTGGCAAGAATGAAGCCAGCTTCCATGTTTATCTATGATGATGACATAGTGGAAACTGTCAATATGTCAGGTCAGTTATATGGTCAATCTGATTTAGGTAGACCTAAAGTATCTGCACTGGCTGAGATGATTAGAAACTATGCTGGCTATAGCAGTGTCTTTGCAATAAGTGAAAGATTCACTGATGAATCTGAGGCATCAGACATTATGATTTGTGGCTTTGATAACATGGCAGCAAGAAGACTTTTCTTTAATAAATGGGTAAATCATGTTCAATCCAAACCAGAGGAGGAGAGAAAGAATTGCTTATTTATTGATGGCAGATTAGCAGCAGAAGAGTTTCAGGTATTGTGTATCAAGGGAGATGATGAGTACAACATTAATAGGTACAATAATGAGTTCCTATTCTCTGATGCAGAAGCTGATGAAACTATCTGCTCCTATAAACAAACTACCTTCTGTGCAAATATGATTGCATCTTATACGGTTAATTTGTTTGTAAACTTCTGTGCTAATCAATGTGAGCCTCTCATTGATAGAGACCTGCCATTCCTTACCACATATAATGCAGAAACAATGTATCTTAAAACTGAAGTATAATGGAATTTAACCCAAGATTTGCATATAATGTAATGGGTGTTTTCAATAGCAGTGAGTCTGGTAATCCAGACCAGCTTGAAATGAATCTGTCTCTTGATAGTAACAATGTATTTAGAAGAAGCCTTGTCATTGAAGTAAACAATGATGAGGTAGAGATACCTGTGATTGCAAGAGAACACTTTGAGAAGCTGGTTTCAGACAATATGGCTTATCCCACAATTATGGGAATCAAGAGGATAATACTGCCATTATATGATAATGCACCAAGCCAAGGAAGAAAAACCTTTGATAGTATCATAACTCAATTATTTACTAATGTAGGATATGGTAAAAGATTGCAGAAGATAATTACCAGTAAGGGTGAAGTGTATTATGGTGGTAAAGGTATCATCTTTGATGAGAGCTACACTCCATTACTATTATGTACATTAACTGCAAGAAGTGTACATACTGAGGACAATGGTAATACTATGGTCTATTACAGACCTGTGTGCCATGTCAGTCCCAAAGTATTCTTAGAGTCTGATAAGTTGATTAATAAAGGCATCATCAAGAAATTGATTCCCTATTATACAAGTAGGGATATAAATTTCCCAAGAAACAATTACAGTTTCAGCAGTAATCCAGAGGACAGGAAAGTAAAGGTCATAGTAGATAATTTCAATAAGTTCTTTGTAGAACCTATTAAACCTACTCCATCTGCCTGCTCTAATGATGCACTGAATGAATGCCTTATTGACAATATTGATGACATAATGATGTTGATATGACATTAGATGAATACTTTGGAGATTGGATGAAGGTAATTGATAGGACAGAGCTTAATAATGTAATGGCTAAGGTTGGGCAAGAATACAGGAGGAAACCATTGTGTCCTGCCCAATCTGATGTATTCAGAGCATTTGAGCTTTGTCCTCTCAAGGACTTAAAAGTAGTTATGTTAGGTCAAGACCCCTATCCACAAAAGGGAATTGCAACTGGCATACTTTTTGGTAACAGGAAGGAGGTTGATGAGAATAACTTATCTCCTTCATTAAATGTTGTTAAAGAAGCAGCCATTAATTTTGAGGTTCCACATTATTGTATTACCTTTGACCAGACTTTAGAAAGTTGGGCTAAACAAGGGATACTAATGATAAACTCTGCTCTTACTGTAGAGATGAACAGGATAGACTCCCATGTGATGATATGGAGACCTTTCATAGCTAAATTGTTGAAGAACCTGTCTGAATATGACACAGCCATAGTATATGTGCTATTTGGCAGACAGGCTCAAACTTTCAAACCTTATATCAACAGTAGATTCAATCACATTATAGAGATTGAACATCCTGCATACTTTGCAAGGAGTGGCACTAAGATGCCACACCAACTATTTATTGATATAAGTAATAGAGTAAAAGGAATTTATGGTGTACCAATAAAATGGTACGAAGAGTATTAATACTAAACAATAAAAAAAAACAAAATGGAAAAGATTTATTTGAAAAATGGTAAGGAAGTACAGTTGGGTGACACCTTGACTAAGGTATCTAAAGTAAAAGACCCCTTCTTTGGTGAGGGTACTGTAGTTCAGCACATTGTAGTGACTAAGAACATTCTTCCTAAACTCCTTGAGGCTGGCATTGTTACTACTACCAAGCCTGCAAAGTCTGCTATGGTTGAATCTGAGGTTCCTATGGAGTTGGAGTACTACATTCAGAAGATTGCAGAGAAACTTGGTTGGAAGATTGAGAAGGTCTATAACTATCTCAATAGTGTAGATACTATTCTTCCTGCTGCTGCATTCTCTATGGTACTTAGAGAAGTAGCCATTGAGTTGGACAAGAAGTATGAGGACCATATTGAGAAGAGTCCTGAGATTTATGTAATCTCTATGCTTGATGGTAGAATCACTAAGGCTAACAAAGCCCACATCAAGAACTACAGGAACTTCGCAGCATTCAGGACTATTGAGGATGCTAAGATTGCTTGCAGAATTACAAGAGACATTCTTAAAGAAATGTTCAAAAGTGGCAAATAAGAAGATTAGGAATGCCACACAGAGTAGTTCTAAGGGTATAACATTCAAATCCCAGTTGGAGAAGAGCATATACAATACTCTTCTTCAACAAGGGTTTGAGCCTCAATATGAGCCAACTACCTTTACTTTATGGGAGGGTTTTGAGCCTATTACCCCATATTATGATAAGGAGACTGACAAGCAGAAAATCAAAAGATTATCAGAGGGTATAGACACCCGTGCTCCAAAGATACTAATTCAGAAAACAGGTAAAATTGTTGGTATCAGATATACACCAGACTTTTATTTCAAATATAATGACCTCAATGTTTATATTGAAGCCAAAGGGATAGAGAATGATGTATTCTATATCAAGAAAAAGATGTTTATAAAATATCTTGATAACCTATACACTGAAAAAGGTGAAAAGTCTATCTATTTTGAGGTATATACCAAGAAACAACTCTTGCAGGCAATAGAAATTATCAAAAGTTATGGACAATAGAGAACCAATAGACAGAATAAAGGCTTTGATTCCCTCATTGCCTGAGGGAGATGCAAAGCTTGCACATAAGTTCTTGAATAGTAGGGACTTTGAGTCTCTCCAACTCTTAGTTGATTCATCTCTTGTCAGAGTAAAGAAAGGTCTCAGTAAGGAAAATCCTAAAGAGGAGTATCTGAAAGCAGACCTTGGAGAAATGAGGAAATTGAAGTCAGAAATAGATACTTACTGTGAGGCTCTTGAGTTGCCAGAGCAGGAGGATGAGTATGAAGATTTCAGTAGTGAGGAATACAATCAAGATTATTATTAATGGAGAGGAAATCTTTAAGAAGTATATCTTGGGATGTGTCTGAAGAAACATATAGGGCAGACCCAGCATTAAGCTATTCAACCCTTGCAAGATATGAGAGAGAGGGATTCAATAACTTGGATAAATTATTTGACAGGTTAGAGACATCTTCTCTTACTTTTGGTAGTGCTGTAGACAGCATTATTACAGGTGGTCAAGAAGAGTTTGATGAAAGGTTTATGGTTGCTGAGTTTCCTTCTACTCCAGACTCTATTACAAAGATGGTAAAATCTTTGTTCAGTCAGTATGGAGATTCTTATAGGAGTCTTATTACAATTCCTGATGATGCAATCATTAAGGAGACTGAATATCAGAGTTATCAGATGAACTGGAAGCCTGAGACAAGGGCTAAGGTTATTAAGGAGAAAGGAGCTGACTACTATAACCTGTTATTTATAGCAGGCAGTAAGACTATACTTGATACTCAGACCTATCAAGATGTGTGCAATGCAGTAAAAGCATTGAAAGAGAGCAAGTCCACTCAGTTCTACTTTGCAGAGGATAACCCATTTGAGCCAGATATTGAAAGATTCTATCAATTGAAGTTCAAAGGAGAGTTCAATGGTGTAAAGTATAGGAATATGGCTGACTTAATCATAGTCAATCATAAGGAGAAGTGGGTAAAGCCAGTAGATTTGAAAACAAGTTCCCATACAGAGTGGGATTTCTATAAATCCTTTGTAGATTGGAGATATGATATTCAAGCCAGACTATATTGGGCTATTATAAGGCAGAATATGGATAAGGATGAGTACTTCAAAGACTTCAAGCTGTTTGACTATGATTTCATTGTAGTCAATAGGAGAATCCTTGTTCCATTGGTGTGGACTTGTCCATTTACACAGGCAGTAGGTACATTGAAATTTGGAAAGAATAGCCAAATAGAAATGAGAAGTCCTTTTGTGATAGGAGAAGAGCTTTCTTCTTATCTCACTTCCAGACCAAGAGTTCCTGTGGGCATTAATGAAGCTGGTCCTAATGATTTAAGAGAATGGTTAAATACATTGTAATATGCAAGTAGTAAAAAGAGATGGCAGTATAGAGGAATTTAATGTTGATAAGATTATAAGTGCTGTAGAAAAAGCCTTTAAGTCTTGCAACAAGAAAATGCCTCAGTATCTGTATGATGTGCTGGGTGCTTTATTCGGCACTTTGGAAGGAGATACTATAGGTATTGAGGAGATACAGAATAAGGTTGAGGATGTTCTTATGAATGACAAACACTTTGATGTAGCAAAGAGTTATATCATTTATAGGGAACAGCATAAGCAGGCAAGATTCATTAGGGAAAGAATTGACTATATGAATGAGTACAGTCAGTCTAATGAGAATGCAGCTACTTCATCAGAGACAGATGCTAATGCAAATGTAACTATGAAGAATGTTGCCAACCTTGAGGGTGAAGTGTATAAGACTACTAATAGGGTTATTCAGAGGCAAAGAATGAAAGACAAGCTGAATGAAATGTACCCTGAAGTAGCCAAGAAGTATGAAGAGGATTTGAACTCTCATGTCATTTATACACATGATGAAGCAACTACTCCTGTCTTGAAGCAGTATTGTATGGCTGTGAGTCTGTATCCTCTTATGATGGAAGGAGTAGGCAATATTGATGGTATCACTCCAACACCTCCTAATGACCTACAATCATTTAGTGGTCAAGTAACCAATCTTATCTTCTTGCTATCTTCTCAGTGTAAGGGTGCAGTGGCAGTAGGTGAATATTTTATTGCTCTCAACTATTACATTGTGCAGGAATTTGGTCCTAATTGGTATGAAAAGTTGGATGTAGTAGCTACTACAGACCATTGCAGTAAGCAGAGGACTGTAAGGGATGCCATATATAAAGCATTCAAGCAGTTTATCTATGGTGTAAATCAGCCTGCTGGTAATAGGTCATATCAAAGTCCATTTACCAATGTGTCTTATTATGACCACACCTATTTTGATTCATTGTTTGGAGAGTTCTATTATCCTGATGGTACTAAGCCTCAATGGGAAGCAGTAGATTGCCTGCAAAGGCTGTTTATGAAGTTCTTCAATAAGTTGAGAACCAAACAGATTCTTACATTCCCTGTAGAGACAATGGCTATGGTATATGACCCAAAGACCAATGATATTATAGATAAGGACTATAAGGATTTTACTGCTGAAATGTATGCAGAGGGTCATAGTTTCTTCACTTATATATCTGATAGTGCTGACAGCCTTGCATCATGTTGTAGGTTAAGGAATGAACTTGCAGAGAATACTTTCAATCCTACATCAGGTCTTACTGGTGTAATGACAGGCTCATGCAATGTAATCACTCTTAATATCAATAGGATTGTACAGGATTATTGGAGGATAAGGAAGGGTAATCATATTGATTCTCCTATCTATGAAAGAGATTTCTATGATAGGTTTGCTGATTATCTTACTGAGATACTCAAAAGAGTCTATAAGTACCATATTGCATTTAAGACAATGCTATATGAACTTGAAGATAAGGACATGTTTGCTGCTTCAAATGGTGGATATATCCATATCAGCAAGTTATACAGTACCATAGGCATTAATGGCTTGAATGAGGCTGCAAGGTTCTTAGGTATGACTGTTGGCAACAACAAGGAGTATATTGAGTTCCTTCAACTGGTTCTTGGTACTATTAAAGAGCAGAATAAGATACATTCTGTCCATGATGCTAATAGACCATTCTTATTCAATTCTGAGGTAGTTCCTGCTGAAGGGTTAGGAGGAAAGAATTATAATTGGGATAAGGAAGATGGGTATTGGGTTCCTGAAGATGAGAATCTGTATAACTCATACTTCTATGATGCACATGATGATACTTCAGTGCTTGACAAGTTCATACTTCATGGAAGGCAGACTTACCAATATACTGATGGAGGTAGTGCAGCCCATATTAATCTTGAAGACCACCTTAGCAAGGAACAGTATCTCAAGCTGATAGACTTTGCAATAGCTAATGGAACCAACTACTTCACATTTAATATTCCTAATAGTAAGTGTGATGGTTGTGGCTACATTACTAAGCATCCTATCACTGAGTGTCCTAAGTGCCATAGTAATCACATAACCCAATATACAAGGGTAATTGGGTATCTCAGACCCATCAAGTCATTTGGTAAAGACAGGCAGGTTGAGGCAAGTCATAGAACTTATAGTGATGGAAGGAGTGAGATATGCTAAAGTATGTAGATGCAAAAGTAGTCTTTGCTGAAGTGCC